TCAGTCCTCCTGCCATCTCCAGGATGGCCAATAATATCCCTGACCGAAGCGCGCGCCAGCATGAAGCGCGCATGTACGGTCCCGTTCTGTTTCAATGCCTTCAATAAGCACATTCGCAGCAATTTTTGAACAAAGGGTGACCAGCTGTGTCAGCGCCGGCGTTTCACGTAAACGCCAGAAAGCGATCTTATCGATTTTTATTCCGCATAACGGCAGGCGACAGGATAAAAATGCTTGCCCTGACGCTTCATCAATATCATCCAGCCAGATCCGGTGTCCCCGCGCGGTCAACTGCTGAAGCGCACAACTCACCCTCTGACGTACCGGGTCTGAGAGTGAAAAGAACGAGGCAGGTTCCACGAGTTCAATGTTCAGCGGTGGGCTGTTAAGTTGCAGTAAACGCTGGAACATTTCCGGTATGGTCAGAACGGTTATCGGCAAATTTATGAAAAGGTTGTCACAAGGGAAGGGGTTTTTTAACGCGGCGATCTGTGCTTCCAGCAAAACAAGCGCCCGGGTGGCTGACCAGTCCTGGAAAAAGCTTTCGCTTTGCTGATGCGGCGACAGCACGCTGAGCACTTCGGCCCCCACCGCGCGTGAAGAGGAGAGGGCGACAATAGGTTCAAGCTTAATGCCTGTAATGTCGTGTGAGATGTGCTGCACGCACGAGGGAAAACCTGTCTGCTCTGGCGCTGTCACTCCGTCGTCCTGTTCACTTCCAGCCTCCAGGCGGCCGGGATACCGCAGGACAGTGTGAAGGTGAAGTAAACAGGAAAACAGCAGGCGTTACTTAAAAGCGGCTAAGCCTTTTCGCAGCCCGTAAAAGAGGGATAAATGTTGAAAAAACAGCCGTATTTACAATCAGCTAGTCATTATCGCCAGAGAAGGCGGAAAAGGCATTGACTCACTACGCATTGACCGTATAATTCCAGGCGTTTCACCACCGCGAAGTACACTCTTCTCCGTGCGCCCTTAGCTCAGTTGGATAGAGCAACGGCCTTCTAAGCCGTAGGTCGTAGGTTCGAATCCTACAGGGCGTGCCATTTAAAAACAGGCGCTTACGCCAGTTTCAAGCCAGCCTGATTTTCTCCTTGTGTCGTATTTGTGTCATGGTTGCCAAAAATGGCATCAATTTTCCGTGCGTGTTCGCTTAAGTGGTTCGGTGCCAGGTGAGCGTATCGACGGACCATTTCGATGGACTCCCAGCCGCCCATTTCTTGCAGAACTGACAACGGCACGCCGGACTGAATTAACCAGCTCGCCCAGGTATGCCGGAGGTCGTGAAAACGGAAGTCCTCTATACCCGCTCTTTCCAGTCCAATGCGCCAGGCGACATTGTCATCCACTCGCATTTTTCGGACAGCCGGAGTGACGGTTTTATCCGGGCGCGTTGATGGCTTCGTGTGAACGAATACCCACCTGGAACTTTTCCCGATCTGATCCCTTAACACCCTGCATGCGGTATCATTCAGAGCCACGCCGATAGCCTTGCCCGCCTTCGCGTTCTCCGGATTTACCCATGCAACCTTTCTCTGCATATCGACCTGCTGCCACTCCAGATCAATGATGTTGGAGCGGCGCAGGCCGGTTGCCAGTGCAAATATCACCACCGGCTTTATCGACTCCGGCATGCAGGCAATTAACCGTTCTGCCTCGTCCCTGGTCAGCCATCGGATGCGTTTGCTGATCGGCTTTTTCGTTTTTATAACCGGGGCCGTTTTAATCCAGCCCCAGTCATTAGCCGCAGCCTTGAACAGAGATCGCATGAACGAAAGGTGCTGGCTCTTTGTGGCCTGGCTTACCGGTTTCTCAACATAAGGAGGCGGTTCCTTCCCCCGGCGTATAGCCGCGTCCCTGCGCGACTCCCAGACCTGAATATGCTTACGGTTGACCATCTTCGAAACAGCCTCATGAACCTGATCAGCCGTGATGGTTGAAATATCCCGGCCGGAGAAATGCCGCAAGAAATATTCTATTTTGGTTTTATCGTCATCGAGGGACCGCTTATGCTCCTTCTCGCGGATCCACCTGATGCAACATTCCTCAAACGTCCTCGTCGGCAGCTCTCCAATTTTATCAACCCGCCACGCTTCAGCCTTCAGCTTGTCGTGCAGCTCCTGCGCTTGTTTCTTGTCCCCCGTACCAAGAGATCGTCTAATTCTTTTCCCTGACGGCGTAACGAAATGACAGTGCCAGACGCCGCCTCTGAGGGTGATTGACATAAAATTTCTCCTTTATGTTCACCCGCGCTCGCGGAAACAGGATCGCGCGGGTCATGTAAATACGCAATACAGGCAACGTCGGTTGTGCGGTATTTGTTCCCGATCTTCTTCCCGGCCAGCTGCCCCGAGTCGATAAGACGGTAGACAGTTCTCGGTGAGGTGATTAGTAGCTCGGCCGCCTGTCTGGCTGTCAGTGTTTTTGCCTCAACCATGCATTTCCTCCAGGCAAAAAAGAACCCGGCGCGGGGCCGGGCAAAAGGGATCACGAGGTGGCGCTTTCGCACCCAATAGCCAGCTCATAACTGGCTATCAGTTGCGTCATGGTTTGATGTGGAGGCGCGGCTCCCCGTCTTTCGGTTCCGGCCACTGGCGCGCCATATTCACCTTCAGCTTTTCTTCCAGCGCCGCGGTGATTTGCTCATCGGTGATACCGGCGCGCCGCTGTGCGTCCCATAGCAGGAACTGCATATCAGCCCACTCGCTGAGGTCGCCAGGATCGGCGGCAGCTTCCAGCGCCTCTTTCGAAAGGTGCTTCAGTGGTCCAATGGGGCCGACGTTGCCGAAGGTTTGTTCTGACCATTCAGCGTGGCGCCGCCGGATCAGGTTTCTGGTGAACTGTGATTTCTTCGATTCGTAAGGTTTCACGCTCTCTCCTCATGCCGCACGCTGGGCGCGCAGCTTCTTCAGATGTTCTGCTGTTTCGACTTCTTCGGCGATCCGCTCAGCCTGTGCTTTGGTCAGCGGCTCGAATTCGTGTTGAAAGCGGCCCATGCTGGCGATGCAGGTGCGACCGTTGCGGATGTAGTGGATTACTTCGTGGGTAGCGCGGAGGATTTTGCAGGGTTCCCCGAACATGTCGGCGTACCAGGTATTAGGCTGGATTATCCTGAGCATTGGCTGACTCCTGTAGAGTAAGGAATACGACCATCGCGGCTCTAAGTGGGTTGGCATGAACATGCCCATCGCCGGAATAAATCATCTGAACATCGTCGCCAGTGATCCCATCAACCGCGGTATCATCAGGAACGCAAAGCCACTCGTCGTCCGCATTGATTAGGCTTAGCTTGTGACCGACAATGATGGGCCATGCGTCCGCTACGTTGTTGCACGGGTCGAAGAAGAATTTTTTACCTGATTTATTCTTTGGCTTGTCGAATTCGTACCGTCGATCATCGCTCATGAAGATATCGGGAACGACTTCTTTGCAGCCTAATGCGAATGCCACAAGCTTATTAATATCTTTGTCAGTCAACTTGCTGTAATCCATCACATCCCCCTCTGCTTATTCTTCAGTTCGATCAAGCCTTGGCACTCCGCGCAGGTCTTGCAGCCGGGAACGGCAGCACGCCGCGGCGCTGGGATATCCTCGCCGCATTCCGCGCAATGCTCTGCTGATACGGCGTTGCGGTCGATGCGGTGAGCGGAAAGGGCAGCGTTACGCTGAAGCTCTTCAATCTCTGCTGCGGTATCGATGATGTCCATGGTCAATGCTCCCGGAACTGTCGGTTAATTCGGTTGAATGTGAATGCCAGCAATAAAAAAGGCCGCTTTAGCGACCTGGTTATTTGCGATGTCATGAGAATCAGGCCGTTAGTTCGTCGGGAATATCTACTTCGTCACCAAGCTTCAGGGATACCAGCGCCCGGCAGAATGATTCCAGATAGGTAAGGCCATAACCTATTCCTGTGTTAGATACGTCATTCTCAAGAGTGGATATTTCTGTACGTATCCTTGCCTGGCAAATGGTGATTACTGGCGAATGAGCTTCAATCAACGGGCCTCCATGCTGCCATTCCGATGATGGATAAAATCTGTGTAGCGTATGTCCATTTGAGACCACGCACCCACCTCCAAGATTAATCCGCGGCCTTATTTCACCCACAGCTAAAGCCACAGCCAAATCCAATAAATCGCCACGCAGTTCTTCCGTTTTAATCTTCATGCAGCACCGCCTTCATTCTTCTCGGCTTCGACAGCCATCTGCTCAAGCCGTCGAGATAGCTCGGCGGCCAGTGTCTGGAATTTTTCCTCGGTCGCCACCGGGATCGGCACAAAGCGAATCCCGATTTGCGCGAGGTTATTGGCAATTTCGAGGCTCTTCCTCAAATCAACTGGAGAGGCTCTGTTCATGCGGCGCGATCCTCTTCCTGGAAGATAATTTCCATTTCCAGCTTCTCGGCCAGGGCATTCTCCGCTCGGGCACCAGCGGAGTGCTCCCAGCCTTCAAGCATGTAGATAGCATCAGCACAGCGAAGCATAGACAGGCAGATGTCCATGTACTCGCCCTGGGTTAATCCATCTGGTAGACGGGCGGGATTCAGAACAATATGGCCTTTCGACCAGAGATGAAAATGCGCATGGTTAAAAGCGGAACGGTTAAAATTAGGTAGGCCGCTCATGGGCCCGGCAATATAAACTTTCACGATTCAACTCCGAAGCGGCGATTAAGCCTGCCTGTATATACGACGAACTCCAGGAGGCTAACTCCCAGAGCTTCAATTTTCTTGTGATGCTTGTTGATGATGGGAGGCACCGTTTCGTTCCAGTTAGGCTTTGGCTTCTTGCGCATGGCCTGCTGTATTTCCTCGGTGCAGCGGCGGCAGGCGGCACGGATGGCGTTGTCTGTTTCTAGCGTCATGCGGCCTCCGTTTTCACAACATCAATTGCGCAGCCAGGCAGCAGTTCTACCGCGGCGGTAGCGCACTGATTTCCCCAATGGTGCCAGCCTGGCGCCGCGCTGCGGCTAAACAACTCTATGCGAGGCACATCGCCGTAAAGCAGCTCCAGCCGGTGGCGTACTTCCCAGGGCTTTTCGCTGTGCGCGCCGAGCGGGCTGTATACCACCTGCTTAATCCCGGCATGCTTTCGCTCCAGCCCGGCGCCGCGGGTAGCAATCAGCAGATCTTCGGTGTTGGCCCGGGTGTGGTTGCCGCCGTTCATGCGCGTCTCGGCGTTAAGAAGATCGAGGAAGTCGTAAAAGTCGGTGACTTCACCCTCAGCCAGCGCCTTGTTGATGCGCAATTCGGCGTTCTGGTTCAGCTTCACCCAGGTAAAGCCTTTCATCGTGCGAACGGTAAAGCCCCAAGCCTCGGCCAGTTCGATAGCCTCCTGGTTATGCGTGCCGGTGTACCACATCGCCAGCACTGCATTTTCGGCGGCAAGTTCCCACACTGGCAGGCGCTTGATGTCGATTAGCTTCATAGTGGAGTAGTGATCGGCAGCGGCCCCGTTGCTGATGGTGTTGCCGTAAGACCATGGCGGATCGACATACAGAAGTGAGTATTTCGCTGTCATGCCGCCTCCTGCCTTTCCAGATATTCCTCAGCGAGCCGCTGCGCCTTTAATGGATTGCTGACCACTTCACCCCATGGCATTAGCCAGCCATTACCAATGAAGGGAAGGCATAGTGTGCCAACCCTGATGTCGTCGTGAGCGTGAGTCATAGGATGGACTCCATTTCGTCGATGTAGAGGCCCTGGGAAATCAGGCGGCGACGGCGGGCGGCGCGAGCAATGCACTCCTGCCGTCGGCCTTCCTGTGACTGCTCTATGGCACGCCGGGTGAACAGCCGCGATTTACCCTGTGGCGTTACAACTTTTGGCTTCGTGACCAGGTCGAATTTCCGGTCGCAGATGCCGTCCTCGTTGATCCATTTTTCCGACTCAACGATCTGAGCTATCTGTCCGGATCCGCGGGTAATGCCGTTGGCTACCCGGTTAAACTCGATGAGCGTTGCGCCAAACTTCTCGGCGATTTCGCTGCCGGTTACCGGGCGGCCACGCGTCTGAATCATCCAGATAACGCGCTCACGGAGGCCGGAGAATTGCCCGGTTCGCCCTGGCCTGCGGTAAAATGGTGTGCGTTTCATGGCTCCACCTACTTGATGATGAGTGAAGGTTTGCCGAGTTTTATTTGCGCGCCAGGTACATCCACGCCAGCTTCGATTTGGTGTTTGATAGCCAATTTGTCTGGCTTGATGCTCGTCTCGTATTCGACGAATTCAGGAGGAAGTGCGCTGGCATCTGTAATCTCTACTGACTTGGAAGGCGCGCGAACCGTTACCTGATGAATGCCTGCCTTCAGTGATTTCTTTCCTGCTGTTTCGAGGGAGGTGGCCACATAATCTTTCATGCTCGACACACGGTTTTCTGCGGCTTTTGCGCGCTCTGCAAGACGCTTGCTTTCTTCTTTCAGCGCCTCGGCATAAGCAGATTCGTTTTTGCAGACAGCAAGGATCTGCTCGACCTTTGCTTCCAGCTCCCACTCAATGCCATCAAGGGTGTCGGCTATCATTTCAGGCTCCATGCCTGAATCAGTCAGCTTTGCGAAATCATTGGCGATCTGGTAAAGAGCTGTCATTGCGTAACCTCTTCGAATTTTGCTTTGCACTTGGCATAGACGGCCTGAACCTCTTGTTGAAGCTGCATTCCGACCGTCATTTTGTAAGCTGCCTGGAAGTGAGTTTTGAGAGCATGCATGTTTTTCGCCTGCTTCATGTCCTCACATAGTGACTGGATGGTGTTGATAAGTTCCTGTTTTGCGTTTTCTTCCGACTGGATGATTTCGCTTTCAGGGGTGTAGGGCATAACTGGCTCCGTGTATATGCCTTCGCTCTCGTTGAGCACATCGACGGCATTATCCAGACGGTCAGCACGCGGCCAGTATTTATATGCTCTTTTGACGATCGTCTTCCTGGCCATCTCAGACCAGAAGTTGACCCATGGGCCTTTTGGTGATGTTCCCGCTTTGCTCACTTTCCTGATTTCTTCTATCTCAGCGAGGCTCATCTCTTCAGTGAGATAGTCGCCATCAGCTGTTTTAACTGTGCAGTAGCCACCGATAACGGCGCCGCGAGCGTCAGGTGTAGCAAATGGGTTGTATTTGTGGGCTGGCGCTTTATCGAGACCTAATGTCTCGTAGTCGTCGCTTGCATGAACTAGCTTGCACTGACCCCACTTGATGACGCCAGCCGACTGGGCGATGTGCAGAAGGCCCATATAGCTGATATCGAGGCAGACCATACCGTCTCGCGGAACCAAATAAGCCAGTTTGCTTGCAGGGTTCAGGCTAATGCCGACAGCTGCAACGTTGATAATCGCGTTCTGGGCGCTGGTGGGGTTGGCAATCGCCGTTTCTGCCAATTTTTGATTACGCTGGAATAACTGGATAGCGAACTGGCATTCCTTTGCCCATGTCAGAGACTGATCGGTAAGGGCACCGACAAACAGCGGCTCCTGCTCCTTAACGAACTGAATCAGATCGAAGCTCATAATCACTCCTTAAAACGGGCAGCCGGTACGGTGTTCCCAGTCGTATTCCGCCTGGGCGTAAGCAACTGCCGAAATGAAATCGTTGTAGGCCTTGCCAGCGTCATCGCTGCGAAGTCCTTCGTATGGGCTGGAGTCGATCGGTACTGAGAAGTGGAAGAGGCCGGACGGCTCTTTCGGCATCATATCGATGATTTCCCGAGCCCGGTCACCGATCCACTTCTCTTTCTCGTCGATGAGCTGCTGCTCAGCCCAGCGCCGATCTTCGATGCGGTCGTAAGTGAGGTATGCGTTCATGGCTGAACTCCTGAAATTTGGATGTGCAGATCCCGCCCGCAGAAGCCAGGCCGATCGGTTGAATAGGGTGGTTAGTGCTGGATAGGGTTTCCGTGACCGTCCAGAAGGACGTCAATCACGCAGTCACTGAGGCGGATGATTTCTGCATCGGTGTGCAGGTACACCCATTTGCGCTCCTGAATGACTGCTGAGACGCGATAGGTGCGGCCTTCATGCAATGCCATCATGCCGGGCGTGACGCACTGGCGAATGAGCGGGGTGGTGCCGTAGTGGTGAATCATGCCTTCACCTCAACCTGTTTCAGGAGGCCAGCCAGCTTCATGTGCCAGCGGTTCATCGTCAGCTTTTCCCGCGGGTTCGATACCGACGTCAGCTGCCACTCGTTATCGTTGAGTTTTTTGGCGGTGTACTGCTTGCCGTTGTGGGTGACTGTCATGATGCCTCCCGGGCGCGGAGCATTGCATCAGCTATCTGGTACGCTTCGGTTGCTGTGCGGTCATCGCTACACAACCAGTCAGGATTCGCTAATCGACCCTGCATGGCCTTAGCCGCGAAGTAATCTCGCATCGTCATGCCACTAAAGTTAGCTGTCTTACCAGGAGCCAACTCAATGCCGAATGTGTTCATTGTCTCGCTGGAATTGTTAACAAGTACGTATGGAAATGCTGGTCCGCCTGCCTGAATTTTCATAATCATCTCCGCGCTTAAGGCCGCGCCGCCGAACGTTAAACAAGACTTCTGCGCTAATGGGCGGTGGATGGCCGCCGGTTGTCATAACTAAGCAACCTCTTTGAAGTTGCTGAGGTATGGCCGATAAAAAACCCGCCGGAGCGGGTCTATTTGATGCGTCTTACTAACTGCCCCTGGACATTCACCCCGTCACCCGGCTGCAGCCTCCATAACTCTGAAAGTTGCAGATCCGTCCATGCGCGAAAATCAATCAACTCACGCAAAGAAAATCCTTTCTGATGATTAACCTCAAATTCTGGCATCGCCTTACCCTCTGTCGTTACCCGCTGATGCGGGAGAAATGCTTTGTGGTGCAGCGCCGGGTGCTTATCTTCCGGTTGCCGCCGATGCAGCTGCAATTCACTGCACTACAAAACATTCCAGTTGGTGCCGGGATATTTATCCGCGCCCGGCGCGCGCTTTCCCGCTATTCCCCAACAGCAAGAAATCGCTTACTCTTTAATCTCCCCAACAGTAGAAAGGATATATTCATGCAAACCATGCGGACCGTGTGCCCTGACTGCGGAAGTGAGATGTTCAACCAGCCCGATGATTTTGACTTTGAGACAAATTTCACCGGCGTCAGTTGTGCTGACTGTGGTCGAGAAATCACTAAGGACGATGTTGTCAATCAGGCCACGGACACGGTCAAAAAACAGATCGACGACATGCTCAGGAATTCCCTGAAAGGAACTGGCTGGAAGTTCAAGTAGCTTTAAAAGCTCCCCGGTCTGAGTAAGCACCTCGCTGGCGTCTACGTTAAGCAGTAGTGGCGCCGTTTTTTTATCTGCCATACACACCCCTCTGTTTGTTTACCGTCAGCCCCTCGCAAAGAGCTGCTGGTAAAGCTTCACCGATGTTCGGGAACTGAGCAGCAAACCATTCCGGTGCGGAGTCCTCTTCGTGTGCTATACCCGCCACGCGTTACACACCTGCCTCAATCCCATTGGGCGCCATTTCAATTTGCCAGGAGCGCTCCGGGTGATTTGCTGCTTGACTGAATTCTTAATGAGCAGGCGACTTGCTGTCCGCCGCTGGCTAACTTCGCTCAGCTGTCGATGTTTCGTTTCGATGGGCTAACAATAGCTAAAGCGATTATTTGAGTCAATCGCCAAAACGATATTTATCATCGATAAAGCGATAATTGCATGATTGTTAAAGCGATTTTTATTGAAATTTATTTACGTGGTATGCTGATTTTTTTTGGAGTGGGATACGCATGGACCATAAAGAATGGGTTGATAAGCTCCGCTGGCTAAGCCCAGATCAGATCGTTCAGGTTCACTTTGGACTTCAGGAGGATATCAAGAAATATTACAAGCTGAGGGGAGAGGGCGATAACCTCGCAAGGGCCGAGCATTTATGCGAGCAGATGATTGCGCTATCTGAATTGGCGTTCCCGGCTTTGCGTCATGCTCATGACAAAAGAGTGGAAGAGTACGAATCGTTAACTGGAAATAAGTATCCCAGTGAATTTTATCCTCCTTCACATTATGGGTACTCTCAGTTGTCAGTCATCCTGAAAAAAAGAAAGGAGTTTCAGCGTATAGAGGATATACGTGAGAAGTTGATTAAAGAGGGGTGGAGATGCTAGCCCGGGAGCCGGGCTATGCGAAGCGTTTATAGTCGATGGACTGTCTGAGCAACACCTTCGCCATCACGTAGAACGCATCCTCATCCTCAGGTTCGACGTACCATTTTTCGTAAATCGGGTTATCGGATATTACTGCCAGGCGGTCACGCTGCATCTGAAGACGCTTAACATGTAGGGTTTTGCCGAAGACAAAGACATAAACCCCGTCACCATCAAAATGCGTCACGCCGGTGTCAACGAAGATCTGATCGCCAGGCGAAATTGTGCCATCCATACTGTCACCATTAACGGTAATGACTTTAACGTGCGTAGATGGCCGGTTGCCGAACAAAGCGCGCGCCTGTTCAGTTGTGTATTCGATAGCCCGGATAGTTTCAATGAAATCGCTGGTGACAATGCTGCCCGGTCCAGCGCTGGCTTTAACGTCGAGTACATCCACGCGGTAAATCCCATTCAGTGACGGCTTAACCTGGTATAGCGCAGACGGTTCTCTTGCGCTACTGGAAGCCATTTCCCCTTCACCAGTAGACAGCCACTCCGGCCGTACACCCAGAACAGAGGCAATCTCAACCGTTTTACGGGAGCCGTTCGCTTCCTTGAGTAGCTTGTTGACGCTGGACTGAGCCATGCCGACATCTTTGGCTAATCGGCCCTGAGTATATCCAGCATGTTTCATTGCCTGTGCCAGGCGCTCCGAGAATCCCATATTCACCTCTGTAAATGACTCCTTTAACTCTATCGCTCAAGCGATTATTTAGCAAAAAATCGCCTATGCGATTGACATTCGCTAAAGTGATAACCATAATCGCTTTAAACTGATAGCTGAGGTGATTATGAAGACCCCAACAGTAGAGAAGAACTCCGCAGTAGAGAAAGCGATCGCCATCGCTGGCAGCCAGAAAGAACTGGCAAAACGTTGCGGCAAAGCTCAGTCCACTATCTGCGACTGGCTTAACGGAAAGAAACGCATCTCACCAGTTCACGTTCCTGAGCTGGTGAAAGCGGTTGGTGGTGAAATCCAAGCTCATGAATTCCGCCCGGACCTGCCATCCATCTTTCCACACCCTGACAACCATGCCGCTTAACGGCGGCCCTAACCACGAAAGGGAAAGCAATGCATTCACTTGCGTATCAACAGAGTACCGGACTTGAACAACGTCCGTTGATTTCGATTTATCAAAGTGTTCCGCGTAATAACCGTAAGCTAACTCGAATACGGGAGGCAGTTAAGGCCTGGCAAAAAGCTACGCCGGGCCAGTCTCAGGTTCACATTTCTCAGCTGGTTGCGAAAGAGTGGCTGGCGCGCGGCGGGAAGGGGTTGTTACTGGCAGGTTCTGAACACAACACGAAGCAGAACTTCTTCCGGATGATTAACGACCCTGGCCCTAAGAACGACAAAGGGTTGATGCTGCTGATCCCCGTCATTGTCGACGTGATGGCGCGGGATAACGAGAAAGTGGCGAGAGAGTTCGGTCTGGTCGCAAAGACTGAGGCCGAACTGATAGCCGAGGCCATGAAAGAGTGCACTGAAGCGCATCAGGCGAAGTTACTTGGTCAGCCGATACAACGCCTTGAGAAAGAGGTGAGAGAAGCTGCTGAAGCACTGCTGCGCTTCCTGCCAACTGAATCAATCGCTGCGGTGGTGACAAGTCTGGCCGCTATGGCGCCGGGAGTTATGTGATGGGAAGTATCAAAAATGGCGAAAGCCAGTCTGCGTCAACAGAACTGGCCTTCAGATGCAAATCGTGTGCACTCATTGCAGGAGGAATAATGGCAAAAAATCCACGCTATTACCATACCGCTGTACATAAAAACATAACCCGCGACCGCTTCATCCGATCGGTTAATCCGATTGTGGCAGAGAAGATGCGCGCCATCCTGGAAGAACTGAAACGTAAGGAGAGTGGCCGTGGGTAGCCTCGCAAAAGTAATACCTTTCAGACCGTCTGTAACGGTCGTGGAGCGTCAGGTGGCAGATATCGATGATGGGTATACCCGCATCGCTAACGAGCTGCTGGAAGCGGTTATGGCTGCTGATTTAACGGCTCGCCAGCTGAAGGTCGTTCTGGCGGTGATCCGCAAAACTTACGGGTTCGGGAAAAAGTTTGACCGCATTACCAATACCCAGATTGCAGCAATGACCGGCATTCACCATACGCATGTCTGCAAGGCCAAGAACGAGATGATTGCAATGAACATCATCGTTACCAACGGCCTGGCGATCGGGGTGAATAAGGTGATTTCTGACTGGAATTTCAGCATTAGCCAAAATGGCAAATCATTAGCCGAAACAGCTAATGAAACATTAGCCAAGTCAGCTAATACCCATAAGCCAACTCAGCTAAACACAAAAGAAACTATTCAAAAGAAAGAAAGAAAAGATCCCCCTAAATCCCCCCAGGGGGAAAACTCACTCGCTCAGGAAGTGATGGATTACTTCAACGAGCTAACGGGTAGTCGTTGTGCTGCACTGGCGCCTTTTGAGAAAGCTCTCTCCACGGTGAAGAGCAAAGACCAGTGCTACACCGCTGAAGAGCTGAAGCTGGTTATCCGCTGGGCCCATGTGAACTGGGGTCACAGCTTCAAGCCAGAGAACCTGTGCCGTATGACCCGCTTTGATGGATACCTGTCAGACGCCCTGATATGGGCAGATGGTCATGGAAGCAACCCGAAAGCCTGTCCGCACGAAGAGATCATCAAGCTCTGGAATGAAAAATTCCCTTCGAAGGCCGTTTCACTGCATGAGTGGAACCGCCGCCGTCCGGCCTATCGAGACCTGGAAGCTGTGTGGAACGGCAAAACCACCCAGGGCAACTGGCGAGAACTGAAGCACATGGGAATGGCCTTCGAGCTGATTAGCAAGTCTTCCCTGTTCGGAACCAGAGGCGATCAGCCATGGCTGACTCTCGACTGGATACTGAATCCGAAGAACTGGGGATCTGTCTACGAGCAGGCCATCAACGAGCACCGTGAGCGCAAGGGAGTCATAGCATGAGCCGTTTTATCGATTTGTACGTTGAGCAGGCCGTCATCGGCGGGATCATGCTCGCAGCGGGCCGCACAGACGGCGTTGACATGGCGACTGACGCGATTGAGGGGCTGACTGAGGACCACTTCACAGCAACGCCTCACAAGGTGGCTCTGCGGTCCTACAAACGCCTCAACGAGTCCGGGGAGAAGATAGACCTGCTGACGTTGACCAGCGACCTTGAACGGCTTGGCGCGCTGGAAAGTGCCGGGGGATTCGCTTACCTGGCTGAATGCAGCAAAAATACACCGTCGTTCGCGAACCTTGCCTCGTACTGCGAAAAGTTGCGGGAAATGCATCTCGGCCGCCGGATGACCCTGGCGCTACAGGTAGGGATCCAGAAGCTGTCCGAACCATCCAGTGAGGGTATCGCTGACATCATCGGCAACATACAGGCGGATATCTCTGGCATCGAGCACAACACCGACTACGGCACCGAGCACATCACCACCGGGATCGACATGTCCCTCGAGACTATCCAGTCGATTATCAGCGGCGATATCTGGAAGCACAAAACCGAGCTGGGCATGGCAACCATCGACAGCGCATTCGGCGGGTTCAACAACACCGATTTCATCGTTGTCGGCGGGCGCCCTGGCATGGGGAAAACTATGTTCAGCACCACCGTGACCGAGACAGTCGGCCTGAAAAACAAAAAGCCGGTGCTGTTCTTCAGTCTCGAGATGCCAGTGGAACAAATCTCTGAGCGAGTCGCTTTCCATCGGGCCCGTGTAAGCAAAGAAGATCTGCTGAGCAAGGTTAGCGGGAAAATGGACGAGGCATGGGGGAAGGTTAGTCACTGCATGAAGGAGTTCATCGACTCTCCGATTTACATCAATGACAAGCCATCCCTAAGCGTTCACCAGGTGCGTGCGGAAGCTCGGCGTATGAGCAAGAAGCTGGGCGGACTGGGCGTGATAATCGTCGATTATCTCCAGAAGATGCGGATGTCAGACCCGGAGAACATGAACCGCAGCGTAGGGGAGATCGCCACTGGACTGAAGAACCTGGCGAAAGAATTGCGTTGCCCGGTCATCGCTCTGGCCCAGCTGAACCGAAACCTTGAACAGCGCGCTAATAAGCGTCCCGTAGCGGCAGACCTGCGAGAGTCTGGCGTCATTGAGCAGGAAGCAGATGTGATCTTCATGGTGTATCGGGATGAGAAGTACAACGAGAACACCGAGCTGAAAGGCATCACCGAAATCATCTGTGTGAAGTCCCGCCATGCGCCGGGGGCAGAAAAGACCTACCACTTCAGCAGCCGCTACTCCGGCCTGGACCCGGTAGATTTCACCTACAGCGGCCAGATGCAACAGGAGGCTGACTATGAGTGCTAAGACGATGAAAGGCAAACAGGCAATTCTGCGTTATCTCGAAACGCACCGGACCTTCACCGCGAAGGATGTGGCCACAGAGTGCGGCGTGACCATCAACTGCATCACGAAGAACGCTATCGATCTGGAGCGGGCCCGCAAGATTGTACGCGTGAGCAAGGTCTGGCGAACGGTGACTTATCGCCTGGCGACGCCGGAAGAGCGGGACGGCACCGCACGCAGCTGCACCAACGGAATATTTCAGGAATGCCGCAACAGCGCGGCGATGAAGCGAGTATTGATGGTTTGGGGGAGGGCAGGGGTATGAAAATTTACATCGCAGGACCAATGACGGGTTACGAAAACTACAACCGTCCGATGTTTAACGCAGTAGCACAGCAGATGTTATCAGGTGGTCATGTGGCACTAAATCCGGCCACGCTCCCGGATGGTTTATCTCAGCGTGAGTATATGGACATCTGCCTGGCGATGCTTCGCTGCGCCGACGCCATTCACATGCTGCATGGGTGGCAAGAGTCGGAAGGTGCCGTCGCTGAGCATGCCATGGCTAAAAAGCTGGGAATTAAAATTTCTTACCAATTTGAAGGAGCTGCCGCATGAAACCAACATACGAAGAACTTGAAGGCAAGTGCGCGGCGCTGGCTGCGGAGTTGCGTGCAGTCGAAGCAATCCACAACGAGGCAGTGTTCATCACAGATGATCACTATGAGCAGTGCCCGGCAGAAGTTCAGAAGATAATTCGATCGCTGGCTGTGATGCAGATTCCTGCGTACCAGGCTTTCCTGGCTGAAGTGCGGGCGCAAGAGTCTAAACGAGTATACGAAACCATTCTGGACAACCCGGCTGTAACTGATATGGAGTCGCTAGTTGATTGGCTTGAGCAAAATGCCAATGACTCTGTCGCGTTCGCCGCCCTTCTTCGCAAAGGAGTGCAGTCATGAAAAACCGTAAAGCCAAAATCATCGTTCTTCGCGCCCTGAAAAACTGCTACCCGCGCCAGTGGCTGAACGTAAGCAATCGCCGCATGGTTCTCTTCACGCTCGGTGGTGTTAGCCGTGAAGGGCATCAATTCAAAAAGAGCGCAGCACAGAACCGCTGGAAGAATCATGTGAGGTTCCAATGAGCAACATCGACAAACAGGCCGTGCAAGCAGTCGCCGATTTGAAAGCTGGTTACACCCTCGGTCACGCTGACGTGGCAATCCTGAATGAGCTGGCGCGTATCGCGCTGGCATCGCTCGAAGCGGGGCCTGTGGCGTGGGCGCACAGATTAATCAACAAGCGTAACGGAGTGGTTCACCCTTGGGTTTACGGTAGCGCAGAGACATCTCCAAGCGAGGGGGATATCTTCAATATTGAGGTAACGCCGCTTTACACCGCCCATCCAGCGCCGGTATCTGTGCCCGCTGCGATGGAAATGGATGATGACTTTGACAGCGCGTTTGAACACGGAAAAGCTGTCGGCTGGAACGCCTATCGCGCCGCCATGCTTCAGTCGTTCGGTAATTCCGAACAACTCAACTCTCCGGTGATTCCTGATGGTTGGGTGATGGTGCCGATTGAGCCTACAGAACACATGATCGTCGAAGGCTTTGAGTCTGAGCCAGACGAGTTCTTCAGCGATGAAGAAGTGTGGGAGGCATACGATGCCATGAGCGGATGTCAGCAGGCGGCGCATCGGGCTAAGTTGTGTTGGGCAGCGATGATAGCGGCAGCGCCGAAACCGGAGGTGAAGTGATGGACGAACTCAAAAACTTCAGCGCGACGGACTGGTTATTTCTCGCAACGATGGTGATCGCATGGTTTTACCTGGTAGCAAAAGCGTATGGCTGGTTTATAGGTTTTCTGCTTCGCCGTTGTTGGCGCTGGTGGAACCGGAAAGACGAGAAAACCCTAGCTATGGATTCGTTTTACGAGGCTTTTGATCTGGCTGATATCAATCCTGGGGATAGCATGGTGATCACCACCCACAGTGGAATGACGATCCGCATTCATCGGCCCGAGGATAAGCGCGACGTAAAACCGCTTTGACGCACAAAATTCAGGCCTCTTCGGAGGCCTTTCTCTTCAGTTGATTTTGTTGAATCAACCGTCCATACTTTCTTTGCTGACGGCCTGAACACCCGTCAGTGACTTCTGCGCATTTAAGGGGACTTAAATGCGACCACAATCTGAACTCCTCACCTTGTCACAGATGCAGAAATGCACCTGCGATTTTCTGCATTCTGCGTTACCTCTCGGAGGTGGCGTATGAAACAGCACTACTGCATCGTTAACGACACCGTTAAAGAGAACCTCATCGCGTACATTCGCACCCTGCCGGTAAACCCTCGCGCACCGATGGTAGTCGAGGCCAGGGAAGAGACCCGCACCGATAAGCAAAACCGTCTTATGTGGCCACTGCTGAAGGACCTGTCTGACCAGGTTGTCTGGCACGGCGAAAAGCTTACCCGCGAAGAGTGGAAGGACCTCATCACTGTTCTGGTGAATCAGACCCAGGACCAGGAGCAGAAGTCCGCGCCTGGCATTAACGGCGGCCGCGTTTATTTCGGCGTCCGCACATCCAAATCCAGCAAGCGATACATGGTCGACGTCATCGAGGCGATTTACTGGTTCGGTACCGACCGCGGCGTGAAGTTCTCCGAAGCATCCAGTAAGCGCATCGCCTGGGCGCAAGAGTGGAGGGCTTCACGTGGGTAATCCTCTCGCACGCGTCATCACAAACGAAATCTTCCGCGTTCCGGCGCGCCGCCAGCGTAAGCCCGCGGTTAAGCCGTCCGACATCCCGACCTTGAAAGGCTACACCGCCCGCATGGTGGATCAGAAATGGCTGCGCCTCGCGGCGAGGAGAAAATCTTCATGAGCATGTATCAACGCATTAATGGCGCTGACTGGCGCAATATCTTTGTTGTCGGCGATCTGCATGGGTGCTACACGCTGCTGATGAATGAGCTCGAAAAAGTTTCGTTCGACACTGCGCGTGATTTGCTGATTTCGGTTGGCGACCTTGTTGACCGCGGCGCGGAAAACGTCGAGTGCCTGGAGCTGATTACTATGCCTTGGTTCCGGGCTGTGCGAGGAAACCATGAGCAGATGATGATTGATGGGCTATCGGAGTATGGGAACGTCAATCACTGGTTGGCAAATGGTGGCGGCTGGTTCTTCAATCTCGACTATGACAAAGAAGTGCTGGCTAAGGCTCTGGTTCACAAAGCAGCTGAGCTGCCACTCGTCATCGAGCTGGTTACCGCTGAGCGTAAAATCGTTATCTGCCACGCTGACTACCCGCATAACGAATATGCGTTCGACAAGCCGGTCCCGAAAGACATGGTCATCTGGAATCGCGAACGGGTTAGCGACGCTCAGGACGGCATTGTCTCGCCGATAGCCGGTGCTGATCTGTTTATCTTCGGCCACACACCTGCGCGCCAGCCCCTGAAGTATGCCAACCAGATGTACATCGATACCGGTGCCGTGTTCTGCGGAAACCTCACACTGGTACAGGTTCAAGGTGGTGCCCATGAGTAAACCATCCCGCCGTAAGTGCAAAGTATGCGGTGAATACTTCGTGCCGAAATTCCACGACATCCGGATCCGCTGGTGCTGTCCGGAGCACGGCGCAATCCTCGCGATGGAAGAGCGCGAAAAGGAGAAGGTGAAAGCCGCGGCTAAGCGCATAAAGGAGCAGAAAGAGGCAGAGAAGGCCGGGCGCAAACGCCGTGCTGCACGTCGTAACGAGCTGAAGCCGATCCGTCACTGGGTGCAGATGACTCAGCGAGCCTTCAACGACTGGCGTCGCGAAATGCTGCTGGCCGCCGGGCACGGCTGCATCTCCTGCGGAACCAAGGCAGCTTTCGCCTGGCATGCCGGTCATTACCGTACCACGGCCGCCGCACCACAGCTTCGCTTTAACCCGGACAATATCTGGCTTCAGTGCTCCGCCTGCAACGTTCACAAATCCGGGAACATCGAGGCGTACCGTTCCGCGCTGGTCGAGCTGATCGGCGAAGAACGCGTGCTGGCGCTGGAGTCCAATAACGAAACCCACCGATACACCCGAGAAGAGCTCGATGGCATCCGCGCCAAGGCCCGGGCAGACCTTCGCGCGCTGAAACAGCAGGAGGCCGCATGAAGCCAGAAACGATCGAGATACTCCGAGCGCGCTGGCAGCGCCTCCGGATTTACCGCCGCCCGGGCTCCGTGCTGGTGGATTACCGCATTCTCCGTAACTTCGTTCGCATCTATCACCCTGCAGGAGCCGCATAATGAACAGTCAGCAACTGGAATACGTACGTCAGCAGCTCATTGTGGCGACCGCAGATATGAGCGGGGCGACGAAAGGGCAGCTGGTAGCTTTCGCCGAGAACGCGCAATTCACCGCGACGGCGCGCAGTCGGGGACGTAAGAAAATAACCGACCCGGTCACCGGCCGGAAGGTTAACCCCGACGGCCCGGCGATGAGTGGCAGCCAGTCCCGCGCCAAGGGCTCATCCATCGCACTCGTCAGCCCAGTAGAGTTTGGCACCGCGTCCTGGCGTCGCGCCGTCCTGTCACTGGAAGACCACCAGAAAGCTTGGCTGCTATGGAGCTACAGCGAGAATATCCGCTTCGAGCACCAGGTGGCAATCACTCAGTGGGCTTGGGCAGAGTTCCGGGAGCTACTCGGTGCGAAGAAAGTAGCCGGCAAGACGATGGAGCGCCTGAAGAAGCTAATTTGGCTGGCGGCGCAGGACGTCAAAGCGGAGCTGGCGGGCAAGGATGTGTATCAGCACCAGGACCTGGCGGCTCTGTGCGGCGTTAAACCTGATAACTGGTGTCATAACTACGCCGATTACTGGCGTGCCATGTGCACCATCTTTAAGCGGCTTGATGGAGAGTCCCTCCTCTGCACTGTGAGAACACGATCACAACAAAAGGCGACTTTTTCGCAGCATGGTATTGCAAAAGTCAATTAAATAGCATACATTTCATGTAAATCTGATATCGTCGCCATAGCTTTGATTGTCGACACAAAGAATTCAAGCCCGAGGTTAACGCCTTGGGCTTTTTCGTATCTGCACAACAGGAAAGAGCATTGGCGTGAAGGGCTCATAACCCAACCCACGCAGCAGCATGGAGTTGGCGCGAAGTGCTCAGTGCTCTGTCCGTTGTGGTGAATGCGCAGGCTGATGCGCAAGGGCAAGAATCTTTCGCTGGATTCGGTGTGGCCACGTAGCCCGCTGTAGGCAGTCGCAGCAAGCCGGAGATCAGCGCCGGCCACCACAAACCAAACCCACTACCTGGGACCCTTCGGACAGAGAGCCGACATTGCCTTACCCTCATCTTCCCGGCCTGTCGCCGGGTTTTTTATTCAGGCCGCAGACAATCAATTCCAGATGCCACGTAGCTATCGTGTCTGACGGCCTTTCCTCTCTACACAAACAGCACCCCGTTTTTTCGGAGGTGATATGGCTAAACGTATGCAAGATAAAGAAAGCATTGCCGGAGTGTCATGGCTGATTGTCCTTGCTCTGTCATGCTGGGGCGGCCTGGTCCGATACCTTATTGACGTTAAGCAGAACAAAGCCACCTGGAGCTGGATCAACGCGCTGGCACAAATTGCAGTGTCCGGCTTTACCGGTCTCATTGGTGGCCTGATCAGCGTTGAAAGTGGTCTGAGCCTATACATGATCCTGGTTACGTCTGGAATTAGCGGTGCAATGGGCTCCGTAGCACTGACGTACTTCTGGGAACGCCTGACGGGGATGAAGAATGCAAACCAGTGAGAAAGGCATTGCCCTGATCAAGCAGTTCGAAGGCTGCAAACTCACCGCGTACCAGGACAGCGTCGGAGTGTGGACGATTGGCTATGGCTGGACTCAGCCTGTAGACGGCAAACCAATCCGCGCCGGGATGACGATTAAGCAGGAAACAGCAGAACGTCTGCTGAAGACCGGGCTGGTCAGCTATGAAAACGACGTGTCTCGCCTGGTTAAAGTCAGCCTGACTCAGGGGCAATTCGACGCCCTGGTGTCGTTCACGTATAACCTCGGCGCTCGGTCACTGTCGACATCGACCCTTCTGCGAAAACTCAACGCCGGTGATTACGCTGGTGCAGCCGATGAGTTCCTGCGCTGGAATAAAGCTGGTGGGAAGGTGCTGAATGGCCTGACACGTCGCCGTGAGGCAGAGCGCGCTCTGTTCCTGTCGTGATTGGTGCACTGGTCAAGCGTTACTGGTTGCAGTTGCTGGTGGTGGCGGTGATCGGCATGCTGGTGTTCTTCGTGAACCACTACCGCGACAACGCCATCACCTACAAAGACCAGCGAGATAAAGCCACCAAGAGTCTCCGCATGGCTAACGACACCATCAAAGACATGCAGGCCCGCCAGAGAGATGTGGCTGCACTGGATGCCAAATACACGAAGGAATTGTCCGATGCGAAAAAAACCATTAACGATTTGCGTCGGGATGTCGATTCTGGCGCTAAACGGCTGCGCATCGCCGCAACCTGCCCTGGAGTGTCAAAAGCCACCTCCGCCACCGGCGTGGATGATGCAGGAACCCCCGAACTTACTCAAGACGCTCGACGGAATTATTTCGATCACCGGGACGGAATCGCAACCGCTGACAAAATGATTCGCGGCATGCAGGACTACATCAAAGGGCAGTGTCTTAAGTGATTCGTCACCCAAATAACAGAGCCTGACTTCGGTCGGGCTTTTTTATGCCCGAATTTCACCGCGCACCGCAGCGCATTCAACCCACGTCGAACCATACCCTTTGAAATGAGCCTTTGAGGAAGTCAGTTAGTGCTGGCGAGCCTCGACGGGCTGATTTCCTATGCGGCAAAGGTTCATCTCAAAGAAAGGTACACGCCATGCAATTAGTTGAAATCAAGAAGCTCGACCTGGTCACCAACTCGGCAGTGATCGCCAGTGGTGTCATGAAGGATCACAAGCCAGTGATTCAACTCATCAGGAAGTACAAAAGCGACCTCGAAGAGTTCGGAAGGGTGGAATTTGAAATGCGACCCTTTCAAACCGATGGAGGCATGCAGAAGCAGGAAATAGCACTGCTAAACGAACAGCAAACCACGCTGTTGATCACCTACATGCGAAACAATGAAGTTGTGCGTGAATTCAAAAAGCGCCTGGTAGCTGAATTCTTCACTATGCGCAGTGCGCTGGCGAAAAAGAAGATGGACCGCAACTCCGCGCGCCTGGAATACAAACCAATGACCGACGCCATCAAGCATGAGCGTGAGGCGCAGGGTAAGCAAATCGCCCCGCATCACTTCAGCAACGAAGCTGACCTGATTAACCGGCTGGCGCTGGGCATGACGGCGGCCAAGTTCCGTGTGCATCACGAAATCGGGAAGAAAGAGCCGATCCGCGATTACCTGACGCCGGAACAAATTCACTGCATCACCGAGCTACAGCGCGCCAATACGGTATTCATCAGCATGGGGTGGGACTTCGAACAACGCAAAGAAGTGCTGCGCGGCATGTTCGAACGTAATCACCGCCAGCCACTTATCGAAGAGCAGCACCGCTTGGCCGCATAACCACAAATCTGTGGTTTTTGAGAGCCACTTTCACAGCGGCTTTCCATTACAAAGCTCATCTCCGGGTGGGCTTGATAATGGGAAAAGAAGCCCTCAAAGGAAGGGAATCCAAATTCTTTTGAGGGCATGCAAATGCATATTCGTTACACCTTGAATTTAGCAGCGTGACATTAAGTGGGTATGGGAAGTTTCCCATAAGCGAAGCTGTCAGGTTGGAGTGTTCAGCCACATCAAAAAAACAGTGAGCCACTGGGCTGGTGGTTCTCTATTGCTATCACCATGGGCAGACCCATCGTAATGGCTATAGCGGATAAATCGTAAATATACCCTGTAGGGGATAAGAGGCTTTATGTCCAACATTTACCAAATCACCCTTACAACCCAAACAGGCGAAACCTTCACGGGCAAGATGTCACGACGTCAGCCTGAGCTGGTTAATGGCTTTGTGCCGCTGGCGACCGAGGCGGGCGAATGGCTTTACTTCGCTCCTGCCGATGTGAAGCGCGTGCAATTTATGCCGATACAGGCAGAGCAGACCGAACAGCCAACAGAACAAGCAACGGAGTAAGTCATGGCGATAAGCAAAGAGCTTGAAGTTCAAAGGCTGGTTATCTTGGGTGCTGTTTCAACTCTGGGTGAGGAAATCAGAAGCGAAATCTTCGACCTGAAGGAGCAGATTTTGAAACTGTGCAGCAATGCCAGCGAGAAAGAATATGCAATGACAGCTTTATCCCTCGCAGCGATCGAGAAACAGAAAGAAATTCCGGAGTAACCCATGGTTAACGATGACGAGCGCAGGCCATATCCGCCAGTTAACTTCATCGCCTCCGATAATTGGCAGCCATACACCAGGCTGATACCTGCCAATGAAGTGCATGAGTGGGTAAGCCGCCAAATCCTCAGCGATTCCGGCAGCATCCATAACCCTGACCACGAACACCTGTTAGAGGCTGACCTCTGCTTCATGTGGGCGTCCGATTCGTTCGCTAAGAAAGGGCGGTATGTCCTCGGCCAAGCCGAGCAGGTAATGCTACGCGCCGGTGGTTGGCAGAAAGCCAGAATGGAACAGCAGATGCATGAATGGTTCGGGCGAATCCCGAAGTTCATCATCACCCTGGCAGCCGATTACTGCTCACAATGCAGTGACCTCGAGTTTTGCGCACTGGTAGAGCACGAGCTTTACCACATCGCTCAGGCCACCGATGATTTCGGCGCGCCTAAGTTCAACAAAGGGACCGGGCAGCCAGTGCTTACACTGCGCGGCCACGACGTCGAAGAATTCACTGGTGTCGTACGTCGATACGGTGCCAGCAAAGAAGTACAGGAGCTCGTTGATGCGGCCAATGCGCCAGCAGAAGTGGCTCACATCGATATAGCCAGATCATGCGGGACGTGCATGTTGAAGCTGGCATAGACTTTATTAGGATTGTCATGGAGGTAACCGATGGCAGCATTATCGACAGAGGTTAAAGCCTTCATCGTTCAATCGCTCGCCTGCTACGAGCCGCCAGTAAAAGTCATTGAGCTTGTAAAGGCTGAATACGGCATCGATGTCTCGCGGCAGCAGGTGTCGCAATATACGCCCGGCAACGCAATGGCGGCCAAGTTGAGCCAGAAGTGGATTGACCTGTTCAACGCTACCCGTAAACGATTCCAGAATGAGATCGCCGACATCCCGATCGCAAATAAAGCGTACCGGTTGCGCGTTCTCGACCGAATGGCGACCAATGCTGAAAAGATGAAGAACTACGGCATGACCTCGCAGCTTATCGAGCAGGCCGCCAAAGAAATGGGCGATGCCTACACTAATCGCCAGAAAGTCGAGCATACAAGCCCTGATGGCAGCATGACTCCGCAGCCGACAATCATCCAGTTACTCCCTGTTGAGCCGAAAGCATGAGTGAAGCCGTTCAACTGCCGATCCCCGCGAAGCTTGCACCACTGTTCACCGCCGTGAATAAGCGTTACCGGTGTTCGCACGGTGGGCGTGGCAGCGCGAAGACTCGCACATTCGCGCTGATGACAGCCGTAAAGGCATATCAGTCGATGATGAACGGTGAAAGCGGGGTGGTGCTCTGCGCGCGTGAGTTCATGAACTCGCTGGAAGAGTCGAGTATGCAGGAGGTGAAACAGGCGATCCTGTCTGTTCCCTGGCTGGCTTCCAACTTTGATATCGGCGAGAAGTACATCCGCACCATCGACAAGAGCGTTAACTACGTGTTCTGCGGTCTGCGGCATAACCTCGACAGCATCAAGTCGAAAGCGCGCATCCTGCTGTGCTGGGTTGATGAGGCTGAATCAGTCAGCGAAATAGCCTGGCAGAAGCTGAGCCCGACGGTTCGTGAGGAAGGTTCAGAGATTTGGGTGACGTGGAACCCGGAGCGCGACGGTAGCGCCACGGACAAGCGTTTCCGCAAAGAGGCTGGTGACGACTGCATCACCGTTGAAATGAACTACACGGATAACCCGTGGTTCCCCGACGTGCTGGAAGGCGAGCGACAGAACGATCAGCGACGCCTCGACCCGGCTACATACGCATGGGTGTGGGAAGGCGCTTACCTCGAAAACTCTGATAAGCAGGTGCTGGCCGGAAAATACCGGATTGCTGAGTTCTCAGAAAATCTCTGGAAAGAGGCCGATCGCCTGTTCTTCGGTGCCGACTTCGGTTTCGCAAAAGACCCTAACACGCTGGTGCGCTCGTTCATCCTGCACAACCGGCTGTACATCGAGTACGAGGCATACGGGCAGCAGACAGAGCTCGACCACATGCCAGAGCTGTACGACACAATTCCCGGATCGCGTGACTGGCCCATCAAGGCCGACTCCGCTCGACCCGAGACGATTAGCTATCTCAAGCGGCAGGGATTCAACATCTCAGCTGCCGAGAAATGGCAGGGGAGCGTTGAGGACGGTATCGCCCATCTTCGCGGTTTCGACGAAATCATTATTCACCCGCGTTGCAAGAACGTGGCGCGTGAGGCTCGCATGTGGTCGTACAAAACGGACCGCATCACCGGTGAGGTGTTGCCGAAGCTCGCCGATGGCTATGAGCACTGCTGGGACGGTATCCGCTACAGCCTCGACGGTCACATTAAACGTAAGGGCCAGATGGCCGGAATGATGATTCCTAAGCGTCTGCAAGGACGTTAAGTTACAAATTTCGAGGTAACACATGCATGTTGATTTTCTCCCAGCATTCGCGCTTGGTTTCGCTCTGGGCCAGTTATTCTGCCTTTTGTGGATGCACTTCCTGATTCTACGAAAAAGATAACCATGAGGACGAATAGCAGTCTTTTTTATTGCCATAAATCCAAGTAAAGGATGCAACATGACCTTAATAGCGTCGCTCGTTGCGCTTCTTATAGTGGCGTTTGTGATTGTGATGAGCTGGACAGGTCATGCTGCTCCTATTCCTCCCAGGAGCAAGCCTAAACCTTTGAGCGGATATCAGCCAACACGAACAGCCAAATCAGGAAAAGTATTGCCGCCACCTAAAAATCGCTAACGGACAAACCATGACTGACCAATTAACTCTCGCCGTCAACCATGCGTTGAACGATGCGCGGATGGCGCGCGCCAGAATGGGGCTGATGGCGCCCGCAATGGGCCTGGACAATAAGCGCCATTCTGCATGGTGCGAGTATGGCTTCCCTGAGCAGGTAACCTACGAAAACCTTTATGCCCTGTACCGTCGCGGTGGTATCGCTCACGGTGCCGTTGAGAAGCTGGTGGGCAAATGCTGGCAGACTAACCCGGAAATCATCGAGGGTGACGATGCCGACGAGAGCGAAAACGAAACTGCCTGGGAAAACAAGTCAAAACAGGTATTCAACAACCGGTTCTGGCGCTCATTTGCCGAGGCGGATCGTCGTCGCCTTGTCGGTCGTTATGCAGGCATCCTTCTGCACGTCCGCGATGAAAAAGACTGGAACCTTCCGGTTACCAAAGGGCGAGGGTTGCAGAAGGTTTCCGTGGCGTGGGCCGGATCGCTAACGGTGAGCGAGTGGGACACTGGGCTGAACTCGAAGACTTACGGTCAGCCGAAAATGTGGCAGTACGCAGAACGCTTGCCGAATGGTTCAAGTCGCCGCGTCAATATCCACCCCGATCGCGTTTTCATCCTTGGTGATTACTCAGACGATGCTATTGGCTTCCTTGAGCCAGCTTATAACGCCTTTGTGAGCCTGGAGAAGGTAGAGGGCGGGTCTGGTGAGTCATTCCTGAAGAACGCCGCTCGCCAGTTAGCACTTAGTTTCGACAAGGAAATCGACTTTGGCAGCATTGCATCTATGTACGGCGTTAAAGTAGATGAGTTGCAGGATAAATTTAATGACGCTGCACGCGAGATGAATCGCGGAAATGATGTGCTGCTTTCTCTCCAGGGGGCCAGCGTAACCTCCCTCGTTTCTCCGGTTTCTGATCCGTCTCCAACCTATAACGTAAACCTGCAAACAGCCGCCGCAGGAGTTGATATCCCGACGCGTATTCTGGTTGGTAATCAGCAGGCCGAGCGCTCCAGCACCGAAGACCAGAAATACTTTAATGCTCGTTGTCAGTCGCGCCGCGTAGACCTCTCTTTCGAAATAGAGGACTTCTGCGACAAGCTTATCGATCTGCAAATCGTAGACTCAGTCAGCCAGAAGGCTGTTATCTGGGATGACCTTAACGAACAGACCGGTACTGAGAAGCTTACTAACGCCAAGACCATGGGCGAGATTAACCAGACCATGCAGGGCAGCGGCGAAGAGCCAGCATTCAGTCGTAAAGAGATTCGCACGGCTGCGGGCTATGACAATGATGACGAAGAGCCTTTAGGAGAAGAGGATGGCGACGAAGAAGGCGAAGCCACCGATTCTTCCGCGTAACTATCAGGACCCGACCGGGGCCGATGCGCTGGAACGCCGGGCAATGAAAGACTTCGCCAGGCGGATGAATAAAATTGGCAAAGCGTACAAATCAGCACTCGACAAAATACCTTCCTCCCTCGCAGTAAACGCCAGATACGAATACCAGCTAAACCCAACGCTGCTCTCCATCATCCTGAACGATGCCAGTTACCTGGTGGATCAGGTGCTGCTTGAAGGTGGCGATTACGACCTGTGGTTCTACGAGTACATCGATCTGGCGTCGGAGAAAGGGACCGGGCAGTCGTTCTACAACCTCAGCCAGCAGTCGCCGGTGTACGCCGCTGGTCGTGAGTCGCTGGCGTCCATCCTCGCAAGCGACCCCTACCAGCAACGCATGGCGCTGGTGCATGCCCGTGTTTTTGAGGAAATGAAGGGGCTGAGTGCTGACGTTAAGCGCGACATGGCGCGCGTGCTGACTGATGGGGTGGGACGTGGGCTCAATCCGCTGGATATTGCCCGTAACCTGACAGACCAGACCGGCATCGAGAAGCGCCGGGCAAACCGTATAGCACGAACTGAAGTTACTACCGCGCTGCGCCGGGCTAAGTGGGATGAAGACCAGGAGGCTAATGATCTCTTCGGCCTTAAAACGCTGCTGGTTCACATCTCGGCGCTGTCACCGACAACCCGTCATACGCACGCTGTGCGTCACGCGCACCTTTACACCAATGAAGAGGTGCGTGACTGGTACAGCAAAGATGGCAATTCCATAAATTGCTACCTGCCAAACACAGAGGTGCAAGGCAGGTTCGTCGCTGGGTCAAAAAGTTATTACGAGGGGATGGTCGTTAAGCTTGTGACTCGTAGTGGTCGCAATCTTACCGTTACCCCTAATCACCCCGTAATGACCAACAGAGGATTGATTGCTGCTAACGAAGTCACGGAAAGAGATAATCTTTTCGCATACGGCAGTAATGTCGAAAATCCTATTGGGGTAAGTGATCTGCACAACCAGCATCGAGTACCCGTAATTCAGGATGTCTTTTGCTCTCTGGTGGAGTCGGGTCATTCGATCTTTAGAGGGGTGAGTGCTGTAGATTTCCACAGCGACGGTAGTTCCTGCAATGGTGAGGTCCACATTGTACGGTCCAACCGGAAATTGTCCGTTGCATGCAACACCCATGCTGGCGAGATTCTCGATTATTTCGCTCTCAAACATGCCAACTCTGTCAGCTCGTTGATTCATGGATCGTCTTTCTCTGACCTCATCACTGTCTACCTGCCCCCTCCTGACGCTGATGGCGGCAGCAGTGACAATGCGCCTTTCCTCGAGAGAGGAGGTCGAGAATCTGTTAATTGCGGCAGTGCTTCTTCCCCGGCGCTCAATTCCTGCGACTTCAAGACGCCGCTTAACAACGCTACGGGAAACGCCAATTTTTCTGGCGATAGCTTGTTCGGAGATTCCGGACTGATAGAGCCTGACGATGTTGTCGGTGTCGAGAGGTATTTCTTTGAAGGTCATGTTTACGATCTCGAAGAGGTGTCAGGCCTTATGATAGCCAATGGAATAATTGCAAGCAACTGCAAATGCAGCCAGCAGTCTGTGCTGGTTGATGCGGACGGTAATCCGGAATACCCGGACACCATCACGAAACTCAAACAGGAATATAAATCGATGCAGGCGCGCGGTTACGCCTGGGCGGAGAAATAACTATGCCTATGCAGGTCAACATCACCACGAAGGTGAATAGCCAGTCAATCCGGCGCGAAACATACAACGGGCGTGAGCACCTGGTGCTGCCGAGCTACACGCTGCCAGCGAACGTCGTCATGAATGGCGGCTTGTACACGCAAGAGCAAATCGACGCCCACTATAAGGGGCTGGAAGGCACCCTGGCACCGCTTGGGCATCCTCAGGTTAACGGTAAGTTCGTGTCTGCTTTCTCCCCAGAGGGGATTAACGCAGGCCATATCGGCGCGTGGAACCGCAACGTTAAGAAGTCCGGTAATCGCATCTACCTCGAAAAGTGGGTTGACGTGGCCCGAGCCAGCGAGTCGGAAGGCGGCAGGGAGCTGCTTGAACGCGTCTCTGCCATTGAGCGCGGTGAAGACGTTCCTCCGATTCATACCAGTGTTGCCGCATTCCTCGACCAACTTGAACCCAACGATCAGCAGCGCGCCACAGGTGCTGAGTGGGTAGCTGATATCCGCAGCATGGACCACGACGCGATCCTGCTGCACGAAGTCGGAGCCGCCACCCCTGAGCAGGGCGTTGGCCTGTTGGTTAACGCTGATCTGGCTCAGCCGCTTAAAGCGAACTCTGGCGCGCTGGTGGGGGAATCATACCGGGAGCGTGAACAGCGTCTCGATCGCGCAGCCAAAGCGAAGTTTGCGGCGGGCGCGGATGAATACGCATGGGTTGCTGATTTCACTGACTCGCAAGCTGTAATCATCCGCAACGGCGGCAGCGCTGAGGTGTTTGGCTACAAGTCTGAGGGCGGCGTAATCACCTTCGACGATACCGGCACCGCAGTAGCGCGCCAGGAGTCGTGGGTCTCAGTCGTCGCTAACAAATTCAAATCTCTATTCACACCGCAGGAACAGCCTGCACCAAACCACAAAACGGAGGGCGACATGCCTTTAACCAAAGAAGAACTGGAACAAATCGGCAGCATGATCGGCCAGGCTGTTGCGACCAATACGGAAGCGGCTATTAAGCCTCTCGCGGAAAAGGTTGATGCGCTACAGGCAAACCATCAGCAACTGGCAGACACCCTCACGGCGAATTCCCGCGCTGAAGAGAAAGCAAAGCGTGAAGCTGTAGCCGCCAAGCATGGCGATATCGTCGCTAATGCACTGTCAGGCGATGCGCTGGATGCGATGTTCAAGACGCTGGGCGAAGCTGCTCCGCTGGGCACTAACAATGCACAGCAGCAGAAAGAAACCGGCGCTCCGTCTGCAACTGAATACTTCAAATAAGGAGCCGGACTAATGCCTCGTTATCGTCGCGTTAATATCGACGGTCAGTCTCTGTACAAGACCGAAACCCGCACTACGGCCGCAGCGCTGCTTCCAGGCACCGCCGCAACCATCAACTCATCAGATAAATTCGCTCAGGCCACTGCGCTAACAGGACGCCTGTACATCATCGATGTCGGTTACCACCAGGGCCTGACCATCACCGAATCAATCCCTGCCGGTGATTCAGCTGTCGGAAATTACGTCGAAGAAGGTCGTGAGCTGGCGCTGCGCTGCCTGCCTGGTGCGTATAAAAAAGACAGCCCGATCAAGCTGGGCACTGCCGGTCAGTTTACCCTGGCAACCGATGACACTGATTCAGTGATCGGATACAGCCAGGATGAATACACCATCGCGGCCAGCACCACCGACTTCATCCGCGTGCGCATGCGCGTTGGCACTGCCGCCGCTGCTGGCGCGTAACAAAAGGACAAAAAATATATGTACTTCTCAAAAGAGACGCTGGCGACTAACTCCCGCCTTGGCGGGCACTGGAATGAGCTGTGGGCAAACCGCAACATGTGGAACCTACAGAACGATTCCATCATTGCGGCTAACCGCGCGATGATGACCGCTGACATGCTGGCCTGTAACGCAGTGGGCGGTTTCTCCCGTGACTTCTGGGCTGAGATTGACCGTCAGGTGCTCCAACTGCGTGATCAAGAAATCGGCATGGAAATCGTGAACGACCTGATCGGCGTTCAGACGGTGCTGCCGGTCGGTAAAACAGCCAAGCTGTATAACGTGGTAGGCGACATCGCTGACGACGTGTCAGTAAGCATCGATGGCCAGGCGTCGTTCTCCTTCGACCACACTGACTACGCGAGCGACGGTGACCCGATTCCGGTGTTCACTGCTGGTTACGGTGTTAACTGGCGTCATGCTGCTGGCCTGAACTCTGTGGGCATCGATCTGGTGCTGGACTCGCAGATGGCGAAGATGCGCAAGTTCAACCAGAAGCGCGTCAACTACTACCTGAACGGCGATTCAAAAATTCAGGTTCAGTCCTATCCGGCGCAGGGCATCAAGAACCACCGCAACACCAAGAAGATTAACCTCGGATCTGGTGCTGGTGGAGCGAATATCGACCTTACTACTGCCGACATGACCGCGCTCTTTGCGTTCTTCGGTAAAGGCGCATTCGGTACTACCGCCCGCGCGAACAAAGTCGCCGCATACGATGTAATGTGGGTTTCCCCGGAAATCTGGGCAAACCTGGCGCAGCCGTACGTGGTGAATGGCGTTGTAAGCGGCACTGTATTGCAGGCGGTTCTGCCGTTCGCGCCGGTGAAAGAAATCCGCATGAGCTTCGCGCTGACCGGTAACGAGTTTATCGCCTACGTTCGCCGTCGTGATGTTATCTCTCCACTGGTGGGTATGGCTGTAGGCGTTGTTCCGCTGCCGCGCCCACTGCCTAACGTTAACTACAACTTCCAGATCATGTCTGCTGAAGGTCTGCAAATTACCGCAGACGATCAGGGCCTGTCCGGCGTTGTCTACGGCGCTAACCTGGCGTAAGGAAACAGCATGGCAAAATACGAAGTTGTGCGCCCATGGTTCGGCGTGAAGGTTGGCGACGTGGTGGATTTGAAAGAGCTTCACCCGGCGTTGAAGTCTAACGTTCGGCTGATGAAAGGCGAAGCTGGTGGCGAGCTGAAACCAGCAACACCTGATGCCGGTACTGGTGAGAAATCTCGCAAAGAGATTATTCAGGACCGCCTGACCCAACTGGGTATTGAGTTCAAAGGCACCATGGGCGCTGAAAAGCTCAGTGAGCTGTTGCCGGATGGCGAACTCGAAAAGCTTTTCCCTGCTGAATAACAGCCGCCGCGAAGGCGGTTTTTTTATGCCCCGCTCCGGCGGGGTAATAATGATTAATATCTGCGCTAATGGTAAAATAAGCGAGCCGGGGAATGCGTCAACATTGCCCCGGCCCTAACCAATTATTTACCTATAGCGGAGGTAAAATCATGGCGAAAATCATTCTATCCGAATTTCTTGTTTACGATCCAACATCTGATACTGGCTTGAGGTGGAAAACTAAGCGAGGAAAGATGAAGGCTGGATCTGTCGCTGGAAGCTATAGCTCTACTCGTGGAGACTATGTCGTTTGGCTGTTTGGGAAACGGTATGCTGCGCATCGCATAGTTTGGGAGCTGAATAATGGCTCAATTCCTGATGGTCATGATATTGATCATGCGGACGGTGATAGAAAGAACAACGAGATACGCAACCTTCGAATAGCTACTACATCGCAAAACCTCTGGAACATGAGAACCCCTTCCCATAATACCAGCGGAGTTAAGGGCTTGTGTTTCGTGAAGTCATCAGGGCTTTGGCTTGGGCAAATTGTCGCTAATGGTGTCAGCCATAAGAAAAAATCAAAGTCCAGACAAGTGGTTGAGGAATGGCTTTTAGAAACAAGAAATAAAGTCCATGGCGATTTTGCCAGACATGAATAAACAGAAACCCGCTCCGGCGGGTTTTCTTTTGAGAGTGGTTACCATGGTTACTATAGAAGAAGCCACTGAGTACTTATCGAGTGTCGGCATTGAGTTGCCAAATTTTGTTCTTCAGGCCCTCGTCGACCAGGCCAACAGCATTCAGGAGTGTCTCGATGCGCATTATCCGGCGTCGACCGCGCTGCTGATTCAGCTCTATCTGCTGGCGCTTATGGGGCTCGGGCAGGGGGATAAATACATCTCCAGCCAGACGGCTCCAAGCGGAGCGTCGCGATCTTTCCGGTACCAGTCGTTCACCGATCGCTGGAAAGCATCAGTGAACCTGCTGCGCGGGTTGGATAAGTACGGCTGCGCCACTGCCCTGATTCCTGCTGACCCTACCGCCACCCCGGCATTCGCTGGTATCTGGATCGGTAAGGGCGGCTGTATGTGCGGGGGCAAGTGATGACGTACAAATCAGTTAAGCAAGGCCTGCCGCGTTCGTTTACCCGCGTATGGGTGATGACCGACACCGGGCGGGAAACTACCGGCTACGTGAAATCGGATGGTGAGTGGTTCATCAACTGTCCGCACATTCGGGCGACTGGCGCGAAAGTGCTGAGGTGGAAAGAATGAAGCGAGGCGGGTTACTGAAAAACGGCCGACTTTATCGTGTTGGTGAAGTCGTCATGGACTCTTACATCCCACCGAATCCCATTAAGCGCAGTGAGCAACTGAAAGGCCAGTGTGGAAACGTGACGGTTGTTTTGAGTTGTAAGGAGGGCTGATGTCGTCTACTGCTTCATGGTCATACAATAAGCCGTGCACGATATGGCGTAAGGGCGCGGGCGGTAATGACGAGTGGGGCGATCCTGTCGACCCATACGAACCGCCTGAAACCATCATGTGCGACTACATCGGCGGCCTGTCTGCAAAGCTCGGCTCCATCGGTAAAGAGGTTGTCGTAAAAAACACCTTCTTTACTGCGTATGCGTTAGCTGATGAGGGCGATTACATCCTGATTGGTGTTAGCGCTGAGCAGGATCCGGTCGTAGCAGGTGCTGATGAGGTCCGTCACGTGACGCGCTGGAACGACACTCTCGACGGTCTGGAAGATGACTGGGCGATAATTACGGGAGTGTAGCCATGGGCATAAAAGTGAAGGGCATCAGCCAGGCGAAGAAGCACCTGAACGATGTCATCAACGACGTTAAGGGCCGTAAGGTAATTCGCGCGTTGCAGTCGGCGATGATGCTTATCGGCACCCGGGCGGCATATTACACCCCGATCGACACCTCAGCACTTCTAAACAGCCAGTTTCGCGAAATCGTAACTGATGGGGCGGTAATCACCGGCCGGGTGGGTTATTCAACCAACTATGCCGTTTATGTTCATGATCCGGCTAACCCACAGAGATTCCGCCGCTCAACTGCTAAAAAAGAATTCCTCACTCTTGGGTTTGAAGAGGAGCGTTCTGCAATCGATGATGTTGTGCGTAAGGAAATGGCACTGTAACTCTGGTATAATTATCAGGCGTCTAGGGTAGCTCCCGAAAAGGCGGAACGTAGACCGCTCTGGCGCAACCATCATCTACGGTAAATCAACTACGAGGTTTACATGAGCATGAAAAACGACCTGACGTTTTCTTACGTTAAGGAGTGCCTTTCCTACAATCCTGATACAGGCGTACTTACCTGGAACCATAGACCTAGAGAGCATTTCAAGACCGATGCGCTCTATAAAATATTTACTTCAAAGTGTGCAGGTAAAGTTGCTGGATGGGTTACATCTTTCGGGTACATTAACATAAGAATCAATGGTCGAGCATACAAGTCTCACCGTTTGGCTTGGTTACTGAGCAATGGTAAATGGCCTGATAATTTTATCGACCACATTAATGGCGATAGGGCTGACAATCGACTGTGCAACTTAAGAGATGTAGATAAGTTTCAGAATGCGCAGAACATTGCCAGGCCATCAAATAACACACTTGGTTTTATTGGCGTGGCAAAGGTATCAAAGGGCGTGGGGTATCGAGCTCAAATATTTTTCCGAGGGGAAAGCATTCATCTCGGCCGCTTTCCCACTGTGGAGGAAGCAATAGCGGCAAGAGAAAAGGCTCAAGCTGAATTAGGTTTCCATGAGAATCATGGGAGATAAAAAACAGGTCGCTTAGGCGGCCTTTTTTATGAGGTATCTATGACACCAATGATGCACGAGCGGGTCAGAAATTTGTTCGGCGACGCCGGGTTAACGGCTGGATTTACCGTGCAGCAACTGATGTTCGATGACCCGGGCGACCTGTCGAAAGCCGTGATGGTTTTCAGGCCGAACGGCGGGGCTAATATCCGTAACGATCTCGGCTCTGAGTATCACGTCCTGGTCGACGTAGTCGGAGCGAAAGATAAGCGCAAAGACGCGCTTAACGCCGTCCAGCGCATTGTTGATTATGTTCAGGCCAATCCCATCACCAACAGCTGTGTAGGCCACATCGAAAATATGGGGGGCATCCCGCCGCCAGTATTGACCGAAGAGGGAAGGATAGTTTTCCGGCTTCAATTCGCTTGCCTCTACGGGGAGTAAGCAAAATCACCAGGCTGCCATCAGGCGGCCTTTTTATTTTTAAATAGGAGTTCCCCATGGCAGCAAATTGCCCAACGGACAACACAAAGTTGTTTGGTCGCGCCATTGTGCTCGAAGTAGCTGATGGTTGTGCGGATACATTACCTCTTGAGTCAGAGTGGATGGCTTTGGCGGCCGGAACGAGCAAAGGTTTCGATTTTTCGCCCAACAGCGTTACTTCGGACGCCGACGATACCAAAGGCTATGTCGAGAATATCGTGACGAACGCCGACTTCACCATCTCATTTGAAGGTGAGGTGCGCCGTAACGACAAACTCGACCAATACGGGGTCGGCCGCCTGATTAAGTATTTTAATGCTGAGATCCAGGCGGCACGCCAGCCCACCTTGTGGGTGCGTATGGAGTTCGGGCCGATCACTTTCATCGGCTACATGCTGATTAACGCGCTCAGCTCTGACGGTGGCAGTAACGACATTGTCACGTTTTCCACTGAGTTCAAGGTGGCAGCCGCCGACACTATCCAGATCGTTGATACCGATGAAGAAGTGCCGACCACAGGTGTCACCGTTACGCCTACCAGCGCATCTGTAGCGGCCGGTGCTTCGACAACCTTCGCCGTCAACGTAGCGCCAGCCGATGCGACCGATAAAACCTTCACGGTTACTTCGTCCGTGCCGGCGCGTGCCATAGCGACTATCAGCGGAAACACCGTGACGGTAAACGCTCCGTCTGGCGCGACGGCGGGCACTGCGAATATCACAGTTACCACCACTGACGGCTCATTCACAGCAGTCTTTGCGGTCACCGTAACCGTTTAGTCACCATTCCCGGGGCTTCAAGTTGAGGCCCATATAATGCTGGCTAAGGATACAGAACATGACACCAATGAAAGAGATCGGTGAACTGCTGATCACCTGCGGCGACCGGGATTTCTTCTTCAGGCCTTCGTTCGCCAATATGACCAGAATTGGCGACCCGGGTGAGATAGTTGCTGCTTTTTATGCTCTGCATCACGATGAAGTTTCTGAGCTGATGGAAAGGGCGATGGCGTCCTACGGGCATATCCCTGAATGGCTAGTAAAGCACATCAAAAGTTCAACCTACGGGCGGGCGGCGATACTGGCTGCAGGAACCGTCATGGAGGCTTGCTGTGATGATGATATTTCTGTGCTGATCGGTGATCTGCGACCAGCTCGTGCTGGCGGGCGTCCGTTCAAAATACGGCGCGGCGAAATGGACGAGTTCGATATGTTGGTTATTGCTCAGTCACTGATAACCCACGGCATCATTGGAAAGGCGAAGGTGCGAAAACTGCAGCGTCATGAGAGCGGAGAAACTACAACCGTATTTAACGCTTTTGAATACATCAGCGCGGCACGTAACCACTTTGGCATGAGTCGTGCTGAAGCAGAGCAATTATCAATGACTGAGTTTCAGCTTTTGATTGCCGCAAAGTACCCGGATAAGAAGGGTTTTACTAAAGACGAGTACGACGCGGTCGCAGATGACTATATGGCGAAGAAAGCGAAGCGATTAGCCCGGGCGGAACGGGCCAAGTAAAAAAGAAAACACCAAAACAGCCTCGCTCCTGCGGGGTTTTTTATTGCCTGGAGAATAGATGATGGCTGGTACTGTCAGCGCTGGAACGATTGTTTATGAAGTTGACATGGACACCGCCGGGATCCTTCAGGGGCGTCGGGATATTGATGCCGCATTGAATGGGCTCAACGGTAGCATGGGTCGTCTTGAGGCTAGCGTTACGCGCACTGAACGCTCTATCGGCTCGATGGAGCGCACAATGTCCAGCCTTAGCGGTGTTGCGAAAGGCCTGCTCGCTGCTTTATCTGTTCAGCAGGTTGCGAGCTATGCCGATGCCTGGACTGAGTTGAACAACAAAGTTGCGAACTCGATCCGCACCGGAGAAACCCAGGCTGAAGTAATGCAGCGCATCTTCGATATCAGCCAGGCAACCCAATCATCACTTAACGGAACGGCAACCCTCTATGCCCGACTGGAACGCGGAACGCGACTTTATAACACAAGCGCCGCAGACCTTGCCCGCCTGACGACAATCATTAACCAGGGCTTTGCCGTGTCCGGGGCGACGGCTCAGGAAGCAGAAAACGCGATCATCCAGTTGTCCCAGGGTCTGGCAGCTGGCGCATTACGCGGTGAGGAATATAACTCAGTAGCCGAGCAGGGCAGTCGCCTTACAAACGCACTAGCGGACTCCCTCGGAGTATCCATCGGACAACTTCGAGCCATGGCCGCTGAGGGTAAACTGACTACTGACGTTGTGGTGAACGGTCTTCTTTCGCAAGGTGAAGCGATCGGCAAAGAATTTGCCAACACCACTGTATCAATCACCAAAGGTCTCCAGGTGGCAGGTAATAACGTCACTAAATTTTTTGGTGAAAACTCGACAGTTAAGTCATTCGCTGCCGGATTCCGTGATTCTGTTGTGTCAGTAAGTGAAAACCTGGAAGCACTCAGTTCTGTACTCATTGTTGTCGCTGGAGTAATGGGTTCTCGATACGTCGGCGCCCTGACTATGGCCACCTCAGCGAAAATCGCTGATATCGCAGCCTCCCGTCGGCAGGCCGTTGCAGAGAGCCAGGCGGCACAAGCAGCTTTGGTTGCTGCTAATTCTGCTCAGCGTAAGGCTCTGGCTGATAAAGAGGCTGCTCTTTCGTCTCTCGCGCTGGCTCAGGCTGAATATAACGTGGCAAAAGGTAGCGCAGCAGAAATGTTAGCGCTTGATGCCCTTATAGCCGCAAAAACTCGGGCGACCACCGTATCTCTCGCTCTTGCTGAGGCTGAAACTGCCCAAGCTGCCGCATCAGCAAGAGCAGCAGCAGCGGCACGGGCAGCATCTGTTGGTGTTGGACTTGCTCGTAATGCTCTTGCCCTCATAGGTGGTCCTGCTGGTGCGGCTATGCTTGCTGCCGGAGCGATCTTCTATTTCTGGCAGAAAGCTCAGCAGGCAAAAGAGGAAGCTATCGCCTTCGCCGATGGTCTGGATAAGCTCAACGCCGCCATGAATGCAATGTCGAACACGCAGCTGCGTGGGGCTATTGCAGATGCCAATAATTCTATTCGAGCTCAGAAAGAGGCTGTTGCGGATCTGCAAAATGAAGTTGACTCGCTGAGAGACAGATACCAGAACTTTACCCCGGCAGCGCAGAAAGTTGCTGAGTCCATGGGGCAAGGTGCAGACTTCGCCCGTCAACAGGCGGAAGTGTCTGATGAACTGGCTCGTAAGACACGAGACCTTGAGGCCGCTAAAGATAAATTATCCAGAACAGAAGAAACCGCATCAGAGGCGACTCGCACGCTCACTAACAACATGCTCACGGCGATGGGAGTTCATGATCAACTCATCGAAAAATCCTGGTCTCTTGAGCAGGTTCAGGGTGCGGTAGCGAAAGCCTTTGGAGAGACAGCTGATGAAATAAACCGGGCAAATCAGGCAGGGAAAAGCTTCGACCCAAAAGCGCTTCAGATTTCTCCCGCGACCAAGGAGGGCGATAAAGTTATCGCTACTCTGGAAGAGCAGAATGAACTACTTAAAATTCAGGACGAGAGAGATCGGGCTATAGCCAAAGCCAGGATGCAGGCTGCCAAGGTCACTGACAATCAGAACCAAATCTCTGCAGCTGGCAGGCTGGCTGCTGAAAATTATGATTTAGAGAAGTCAGAAGAAGCCAGGAAAAAAGCGCAACAAGAGAGTGAGCAGCAGGGGAAAAAATCAGCGTCTTCTGCTGAATCCGTTGCTCAGAAGCTGGCGAACCTGAAGCAGCAAGCAGAACTGGCGGCGGGGTCAACTCAAGAACTCAGCAGAGAGCAGGCCATATTACGTGCTCAGCAGTCACTCGGTAGCGCTGCAACTCAAGCACAGATTAAAGAGGCTGGAGAATACGCCGCCAAAGCATGGGATGCAGCAGCGGCAGCCAGAGGGGTAACTGAAGCACTTAAGGCAATGCCTTTGCAGGCGGAGAATAAATCCTACGCCGAATCCATGCAAAATCTGAAGGCCGCACTGAACGCTGGGAAAATAGATCTCAAGGAGTATAACGTTGCCACGGAGAAAATGGCGCTCGAGCACCAGAATAACCTCGCCAAGATTAACGCCCAGGCCACAGTCAATCCGGTAGCTTCTGCCCGAGCCGAAGTTGACCCGGTACAGCAACTGGTGAACGAAAATAACCAGAAGTTAGCCCTGATGCAGCAATATCAGCAGCAGGAACAGGCGATACTCCAGCAAAGTTACCAAAAAGGGAAAATAAATTACGATCAGTTCGTTGCTGCAAAGGCAGCTACCGATGCCCAGTACCTTGCCTTAAAGACTGCGCAGGAAAACCAGTTCAATGAGCAGATGACAGCTGCTCAGTGGCAACTGCTCAGCCAACAAGGTCTTGGTTATGAAATGCTGACAAGCGCGGTTGATGCGTTTTCAGGTAATGCATCCAATGCGTTAACCGGGCTGATCACCGGAACGATGTCAGCGCAGGATGCTATGCGTTCGCTCGGGAATACGATGCTGAACAGCGTGGTAAATGCGCTAGTCCAGGTTGGAGTTGAGGCCCTCAAAAACTTCATTATAGGGCAGACATTGGGCGCAGCGGCTACTGCTGCTGGAGCATCTCAGGCTGCAATCTTGGCTACAGCTTGGGCTCCTGCCGCCGCCATGGCGAGTCTCGCTTCATTTGGGGCAAACTCAGTCCCTGCCATGACAGGAATTGCTTCAACGGTAGGCCTGGCACAGGGCCTTGCTTTAACCGGTATGCGTTACAATGGCGGCCCGGTGAATGCAGGAGGTCTTTATCAGGTCGGTGAGCGAGGGAAGCCGGAGATTTACCAGGCCAGTACCGGTAAGCAGTACATGATACCAGGCGACAACGGCAAGGTGATCAGTAACAAGGATATGACCTCAGGGGGCGGTGTGAACGTCATAATCAACGTTCAGAATATGACGAGTGCCACATTTGACGCTCAAGCTACGAACAACGGAGATGGTACAATAACCGTGGATGCCATTATTGCTGACTTGAATAATGGAGGTCCTATATCGCAGGCTATCACTGGCAATACAACTGCGAAAAGAACACCTCGAGGTCAGTTATAAGGAGATATGTGTGGTTATTGAGCCAAACGATGTGAAATCAATACCAACAGAGATAGGCAAGCCTCATAAGCTTTATCCAAACAGGGCAGTAGAGTTTGTCTTTACTCTAAAGGATGGCTCTACAATTAAAGGCATTGCTCCTGCTGGAGAGGATCTGGAATTTATTAATCATGGGGATATCGTTGACATTAAAATCAATGTTTACGAAGCACCGCCTGGTCCACGATCCGTTGAATAATCAAACCCGCTTCGGCGGGTTTTTTAATGCCTGGAGCTTAGATGCCAATTATCGACTATCCCGACTGGCTACCGCTGGCGCAGAAGGCCAGCAAAAACATGACGCTCGATACCGGGTTCCAGACCGATCAGCCAGCGGTCGGCCCGGCTATCTTCCAGAACCTTACTGACGACCTGAAAGCAACCTGGTCACTGACGTGGATCTTCACTCTGGCGCAGGAGCGCGCTTTCCAGCAGTGGCTACGCAGCCCAAACTATCTCAACCGGGGCCTGAACTGGTTCAGGATGAATATCAATCTGGGCGGCAGTGGTCTCCAGTTGCAAGAGCTTCACTTCACTCAGATGCCGGTGCAAACCAGTATCGACGGCGGGGTGGTGACCTGGACAGGAACCGTTATTGCCAACCATCTGTACAACGCTGACGACGAGTTTGACGACGTAATTGTTGAGCTGCCGCCGCCGTGGCCTTCAGTGCTTGATATCGTGGTGACTGGCTATCCGGACGGACGCGATCCAGAAAGTCTTCCGAGGGTTCCCTGATGCCTTCATATCGTGAATATAATCAGAAGCGCCCGATTAGCGGCTGTTACAACACCATCACGTTCTATCACCCCTCCTTTGGTTACGTCCGCCTCGTCGACAAACAGTTCTTCCCGAAGACGCTTGGCGGCCAGACGTACACGCCTGCGCGGTTTGAAATCGAAGAGAGCCAGCAGAGCGGAACTCCAGTAATCGACGCAACGGTGAAGCTTGGGCGACTGTCTTCAGATATCAAAACGCTGATGAAGAAGTGGAGTGGTGTTTCCAGGCTGTCGCCTATCACGGCAACTCGTCAGGTTTTCGATAGAGTTGATACCTCTACGCCAATGAAGAATTGGACATTATTTGTAAAAACTGTCGATGTTGTTTCAGATAACGCATCAGTTACTTTATCAATGACAAACCCGCTAAATAACAACATTGGCCAACCATATGATCCAGTCGAATACACGGGGCTTCAGTACCTCTGATTTTATCAGCAGGATGATCGGCGTGCCGTGGTCTAACCGCGCCTGCTCATTCGAAAAGACTGATTGCTGGGGGCTGGTTGTGCTGTATTACCGACATGTGCTCGACATTGAGCTGCACCAGACGCCGGGTTACGAAGCCGGGGAGGATTTCTTCACCTGCTATCAGGGAGACGTCGTTTTCTGGCGCAAGGTCGATAAACCGGTCGACGGGGGGATATTTGTCGGGTACCGCGGCGCGCAACCGGCGCACGTTGGCCTGGTACTGAACCGGCAGGCGCTGCACTCGCGTGGAGAGAACGGAAGCGTGCGCATGGACTCGTTGCTGGTCATTCAGCGGGCATTCACCAAAGTGGAGTTTTTCGAATATGGCGCTGGTTGAGATATCGAATTTTCCAGGAACGCCTAAGCTGCGTTGTAGGGTGCCAAACGGCACCCTTTTTTATGACTGGCTGGCGGCCAATGACGCTACTTTCCACCGTGACCTGCTGATTGTCCGCAATGGCGTAAAGCTGGGTGACGATGATGAGCTGGCGTTTGAGCTGAGCGAGCTGGACCACATCCAGATATTCGACCAGCCAAAGGGCATTGTCGGCGACATCCTGAGCCCGATATTCAAAGTGGTTGGCCAGGTCTTTTCGTTCCTGGCGCCGAAACCGGCTATCGCGAACAGCGGCGGCAATACAGTCGACTCACCCAACAATAGCCTGACCGGTCAGACAAATATCGCGCGAGTTTACAAGGCCAAGCCGGACATCTACGGTCAGATCCGTTCGTACCCTGACCTGATTCAGGAATCGGTATTTGAATACGTGCACCAGACGTCTACGGATGGCGGCCTGAAGTTCGTCACAGAGTGGATGTGCATTGGTATTGGAAAATACGATTACGAGTCCGTGCGTTACTCAGAATCCAGCCTCGGTTCACTGGCAGGCGCTGAATTCCAGTTCTTCCAGCCTGGCGAAGTAATCCCGCAGATCGTCGAGGGATACGGGTTCGATGACGTTGACGGTCAGGAGGTCCCAGGGCAGAACGAAGCCAGCGATTTTCCGATCGAAACAGCAACGGCAAACACGGTTGTCAGCGGAACGTATTCCGGCGGCCAGATAGCGATGAAAATCGTTAAGCAGGCTGAGTTCGACTATTTCATGGGGCTGGTTCTGCCGCACGCTGTGACTTTCACCATCAACGTGACGTACAGCACGGCCTCCGGCACCGTGACTACCGATGCTACATTCTCCGGCACGCTGATATCCGCCGTTGAAACAAACGACGGTGCAGTGGTTAACCCGGTGCGCTGGTACACGTTTACGATGAACCAGCTCGAAGGACCGCAGGACATCCCGGCGAATGCCACGATCAACACCACGAAATTCATCCTCAACGATAACGAGGCGCTTGTGGTTGGGCCGTTCTTTTCCCCGGTCGAGTCAACGCAGCTGTGGCTTCATACCCAGTCCAGCCTAGGCGGGAAGAAAGAGACCAACTGGAAGGTTGTCATCTGGAAAATCGACGACGACTACAACCAGGTGCCGGGTACGCAGCAGACGTTTACGTACCGGCAGACGACACCGCACCAGTCAACGAGCGAGGTGTTTTATCGCACCGACAAGATCACTCCGACTGGCGGGTTCGGGAAATACGCGGTCAACTTCCAGCGCACGGATAACTCCGGCGACGCGTCACTGCTCAAGGTAGAAGAGATCCACAGCATCAACATCAGGACAAACGTCGTTCACCCGACCGACACGCTGGTGCGCGTAAAAGTCCGGGCGACCGAGAATGCCCTGGGGAGCCGTGAGCGCAAATACAACGCGCTGGTGACGCGCCACACCATCACATACGACCTCGACACGCAAACGGTGGATTACACGCTGCGGCCGTCGCGCTCGTTCGCTGATGCGGTGGCGCATACCTGGTTGATTATGGGGGAACAGCCGGTAAGCAGCATTGACCTGTACGGGCTGTACTCGATAGCCGAAAGCCTGCCGGATGAGCGCCTGGGTTACTTCGACTATACGTTCGACGACGAGAACGACTCACTGGGAGACCGCGTACAGGCGATCTGCAATGCGGCGTCGGTTGTGGCGTACTGGGATGACGGCGTGCTGACGTTTACCCGTGATCAGAAAGTTGACTACCCGGCGGCCGTATTCAACCGGGCCAACATGAAGACGGACGAGTACAAAATGACGTACGAGGCCACTCTTCCTGGCGGCTACGACGGCGTACAGGTGTCCTACGTCCACCCTACCACGAACAATAAGACGTACATCAACTACCGCGTGCTGAACGGCGCTATCGTCGAGCAGGAAGCGGAGAACCCGAATAAGCTTGAGATTGTCGGCTTTCGTAACGAGTACCAGGCGCGGGAGCGCGCGCTGCGCGAAACGAAACGCCTGATCTACTCCCGGGTGAAGATGAACGCCAAAGTGTTTGAGGACGGGATAATTCAGGTCGGCAGCGTCATTCAGATGCCTGATATCTACGACAGTAACCAGCAGCAGGGTTACATCACCGGCCGCGCCGGGAATGACTTCGATACCAGCGAGCCGATCACCTTCACAGGTTCGATGTATGTGCTGGTGACCGACAGCCTGGGTAATCCCACGCTGCGCTATCCAGCAACCGCACGCAGCGATACGAAGTACGGGTTTACCGCAGCAATACCCGACATTCAGCTCAACATATGGAACGGAGACACTGTGCAGCTCCCGTCGCGCTACCTCATTGCGAGCGTGGAGGAACTGGACAGCCAACTCTGGACAGTAAACAGCATCAAGCCAAACACCGACAACACTGTGTCATTGACTGTCGCTGAGTACAGCGACGCCATCTACCAATAAGACCCTTTCCGACAATCCCAGCCCGGCCATCGCGCCGGGTTTTTTTATGGAATCAATATGGCTACGCAACCAACTCAAGATGCAGTACCGAGTGAATCGCCTCGCGACCTGAAGTTCAACGCAGGGAAAATTGACGAGTTTGTTACCTCTCAGGGCTGGACCTATACCGATCGCTTTGGTCAGAAGCACTACACCATTGAGGGCATCAATTATCTGTCCCAGCAGGCAATGGCCGCCTACGGTTACGTGATTCTTACCGGGAAGACCTTCACCACCGGCGCGACTATCAACAACCCAAATGAGGTGCTGCTGAACACTGCCGACGGCGAATATTACAAATGGACTGGTTCGTTTGCTTCCGGACCGAAAGTTGTTCCGGCTAACTCAACCCCAGCCAGCACTGGTGGTATTGCGCCTGGGGCGTGGATTGGGGTAGGGGATGCGTCATTGCGGGCTGCGCTGGCGGCTACAAGCGGGGCTGGGTTGGTTGGATTGTCGGTTGGCTCTGTCTACCCTGCTGGCACTGTCGGATCTGCCATCCAATACCGAACTCCGCAGATGTATGGTATTGAACCAAGCACCACAAACATCATTGGCTCCGGTCTGGATGCTATGTTTGCCGCGGGCGGGGATATTCGTTTCGAGAAGCCGGGTACATATCTTACAGATCGTGCTTGGGTGTTGCGCTCAGGTACGCGATTATGGATTGGCGCAGGTGTTATTCTTAAAGCTGTTGATAGTTACAACGGCAATATTCTTCAGAATTACAGCTACGCCGTTAACGCCGGTGCGGGAACAGCAGACGACTTCATTGAAGTTTGGGGGCCGGGTACCATTGATTTTAATGGTCTGGCAAAAGGATTTAATGGTACCGGGAGCATGGCTTCAGTATTCAAAAACGTAACCACGTTACGTATCGGTGGCGGAATTCTCGTTCGCAACGCCCGTAAATACTGTTGGCTGATAGCTAAAATTCAGAATTTACATGTAGATGGTCTGCGTTTTAATACCATTTCAGACGGTCTTCATTTACAGAATCCTTGTCAGAATGTTTACATCCGAAACCTAAGCGGTGTAACAGGCGATGATATGTGCGCTCTCACTGTGGGAGACTATCCGTCTTACGACATCAGTGAGCCAGGTGATTTCTCTAACGTAGATATCGCTGGGATTTATAGCCTGAACCAGGCCAACGATGAAGGAACGACAACTACAACGCTTTTGACCTTCGGTGGCGACGGGTCCGGGGTTTATGTGCGCATGAAAATTGCTGGCTTGTATGGCAACACTAATCACGCTGTGGCACGATTTAATGCTGACACCAATGGCTTGACGTATACAAAGGTCAATAATTTACATGTTAGCGAAATTTATGCAGTTCCTAACCCTGCAAACGCCTACCCAATCATAGAAATTAATGACCGTGGATATGGTGCTTCTCCTAACTTATATGGAGTGGAGATTGATGTTTTAACTATCGAAAACGTCTATACACGTAACGACGTAGCGCATGTGGTAGGGATATCTGGCACTTATGGAACAATGGTTCATCAGTTAACTATCAACAACGGCCCTCGTAATGGCCTGGGCATGGTGGCGCTTAACAATGCTAATACCACTTTTTGCGAGACAATTTTCATTAACAACTGTCGTACTATACTGCCGGTTAACGCCAATGCCGCGGTTATAAACAGCCGGGGCGTTATCGGTCAAATTTTCTTGGATAACATTCAGGCTTTGTTTACGGACACAACGCAAGGCCGTATATTCCGCGGAATTGGCGCTAACAGTGTCTCTAAAATACACGCCAATAACGTTACGCAGCTTAGGGGGCTTGCTGCATTCGGTTCCTTGGCCGCAATGGCCACACAACCGGAAATTTATATCAGCAATGCCACATTTGATGGAACTACAGGTGTAGTCGATCTAACTGGGACTACAGCTAAAGTTTACTGTAAAAACGTAAAGGCACTGATTGCTTCAGGATTTGTTCCATTTTCATCGAATGCTGGATCGTACTACATAAGTGGTGATGTTGATACCGATGGTTCTAATACTTTAGCGACATCAAATGCTGGAACCATCAGGTTAATGCGGGGGATTCACAACATAGCTTGTGACTTAACAAAATTAACATCTGTTGATAACTCAGGGTGCTATAATTCTAACGCTAGCCTGTCGTGTGGTGTTGGTATGGTAAACGTGCAGAATAAGATATGGAAACATATCTATACTGCTGCCACTTATACCAGTAGCATTTAAATATACCCCCCCCCTACAGATTATGTGGTGGGGGGCTTTCAAAAACTATTTACACTCTGTCTTCGTGAAATCAAACACAATAGTTGAGCTTTTTTTATCAATTAAAATGTTATAGTTATTAGAGTTTCTGATATTTTCAAATGTACATAAACTCGATTTAAGCGACATGTGATAATCAAAGCTTTGAAATTTTTTATCCAAATCGAAATGCATCATTTGGGTATGGCCCCACACCCATTGATTATTTATTGTCGGCTGTATAAGTTTTGAAATTATTGGGTATTTTTTTGCTGCCATCCTAACTTCTGGTGACAACGACACTCCACCTTTGAAAGCAATAAATTCATAACTGCTCAAGCCAAGGCTGTTTAAGTCAGACATCATTAATTGAATTATCGCATTCTCATACTTTTCTTGATTGTTAAGTGAGTTCGCGTAAGCATAGGCAACCCCTAAAGAGTATAGGGCGTAGACTGTAAATAAAATACCGCATAATGATTTATAAAGCTTTGTGCGAGAGAAGGCCCAGGTGGAAAGAACCGCAAAGAAGAAGCACGCAGTTCCAAATGCCATTAGAACCCTGGGAGATAGTACTGGGTCCCTCAGGAGCATCATGGGTCCTGTTATCATGCACAAAACTGCAAATGGAGAAAATACAATGACTAAAAGCTTCATTATTTTCTCAGGCTTAGAGTAACTGCATTTAACAAGCGAGATCTTAATTAACGCAATTAAAGATAATGTTAACACCACTACACAAAATATTATAAATGGCGTGGTAACAACAAGACTTATCAATTTTCCAAATTCGGTAATATTGCGTGATAGAACCGTTAAGGCATCATTTATTCCTGAAGTTGCAAGTTCACTATGCCTTAAATTATAACTACCAACTAAAAAATATGGTGAAATGAAAGTTGAATATATAATATAACTAATACCTAATCCGCCAATGGATGCTACTATTGATAACAATCCATTGCGAGTTTCACCTAATCTGAATATATTTAATACGTATAAAATAGCGAATATTATATATATGTTAATTGATGCCTGATAGATGCACAAAATTAAAATTACAGAAGTGAAGCAATATAGAAATTGTTTTTTTAATTCTACCGATTTGAATGCAAAAGGAATTATTGCACACAATACGGATATCGACATTGGGAAAGCATCGTATTTATATGATATATTCTCCAACAAGAATGGGCTTGAAATTGCAACCATTGAAATGATGGCAGCAACGTACCCATCAAATTCAGTGAGAAATGCTTTTGCAGAAAAGTAAACGCTCAGCGATAAGATGCCCAAGGCAAGCAATTGCGGTAGTGGAGATATGTCTGGCAACTGAGGCCCAAAGCTCAAAGATAGGAATAAAAGATCAGCAAGAGGCCTGCCGTTATCAGACCACTTTGAATATCCGTAAATAGAACGACCTAAATCATCAACGTAATAGTGACTTGATAAGATAATTGGTAAGAAGAATATCAATGACATAAGCAATATCATTGAAAAAAGCTTTTTGTCTAAATTGAAACGAAGCATTTTAACACCTTAAGACTTGTTTGTTGGTTCATAATTTTTGATGATGTATCGCGGTCTTCCCTTAACTTCAACATAAATCCTTCCGATATACTCCCCAAGAACACCTATGCCTATCAACTGAACCCCACCAAGGAAAAGTATTGAAACAAGCATTGATGGATAGCCGCGAACCGGGTTGCCGAACGCTAACGTGTCGACGATCATCCATGCGCCATAGATGAAGGCCAGGCCAGCAACGAACAAGCCGATATACGTCCACATGCGCAGTGGGAAAGTTGAGAAACTGGTGATACCCTCTAACGCTAGGTTCCACAGTTTCCAGCCATTAAACTTAGAATCCCCGGCAACACGTTCTGCGCGGGCATATTCAACAACATCAGTGCGGCCGCCAACCCAACTCAAAACGCCTTTCATGAAAAGGTTGCGTTCTGGCATTAGCTTGATGTTTTCAACCACATCTCGAGACATCAGGCGGAAGTCGCCAACGTTTTCCTCGATCTGCGGATTGCTGATTTTGTTGTGCAGCTTATAGAACCACTCTGCGGTCTTACGCTTGAGTCGCCCATCGGTGGACCGGTCAGAGCGTTTAGCCAGCACCATATCCGCCCCGGCCTGCCATTTCTCTATCAGGTGCGGTATAACCTCAATTGGGTCCTGCAAATCAACATCTATCGGGATAATAGCTTCGCCGCTTGCATGGTCCAGTCCTGCAAACAGCGCAGGTTCTTTACCGAAATTGCGGGTAAAGGAAAGAGGAATGACAAGCGGATCGGCCACAGCGAGCGCATTTATTATTGATTCTGTCGCATCTTTACTGCCGTCGTTGATAAAGACTATCTCTACTTCATGCTGTTGTAGCTCTTCAAACTCCCGCACGGTTTTGTAGAAGATTGGAATAGCATCTTCTTCATTAAATACCGGAACGACCAGAGAAATTTTCATTTCGCATCCCTAAAGACAATGAACTTTGAATAGATAAAGCCGCACACCAGACTGATAGCGGAGAAGAGAATGAGAGTCACAATTGGAGCCATACCGGACTTATCGGCAGCCCAACCAACAGCTGCGCTCAAGGATCCCATAAACCCTACATACAGCATGTAGCGCATCGTGGTTGTCGAAGACTTAAACGTGAACCTGGCGTTTGCAAAGAAGCTGAATGACACTGCCACGACGAATCCGGCGAAGTTACCAAGCGCCTGACCTGTGTGAAACGCGTATATGCAGATAGCAAACACAACCCAGTGAATGAGCGTGTTAATGACGCCGATTGATGTGTACTTAGCAAAGAGCTTTAACATTATATAAATCAGTCAATTCGGAAAGGTCTGAAGTTTAGCACCACTGTGAAACTTGATCGACCCTCATATTTGACGATACTGTATATACATACAGTTATTTTGTGAGGTGATTATGCCACGCACAGCAGACATTCATGCCGCACCCGTTGCGCATGCAGAGCCTTTCCTTCCTCCTTCTGCAAGCATTGTCGAAACGCAGGAAGGCTATGATGTCGTTGATAAGGCAGCTCTAATCAGACGGGGAGAAACATTGCTCATCTGGTTTTGCGGACGCCAGCAACATGCGTACTGGGCCGGTGATGCACTGATCACTGATGATGGTGAAGCCATTGAAGGCGAGGCGCTGGATGACGTTCGCCTTGTTGGCGTGGTCACGCATACCATTAGCCCGGTATGGGTAGACGACAATCCGGTGATGTGATGTTTGCCCTTGTAGATGTGAATTCGTTTTATGCGAGCTGCGAAACGGTATTCAGGCCGGACCTGTGGGGGAAGCCGGTTGTCGTACTCTCGAATAATGACGGCTGCGTGATTGCCCGATCGGCGGAGGCCAAAAAGCTCAGTATTAAAATGGGCGATCCGTACTTCAAGTGTAAAGACTACTTCCGGCAGCAGGGCGTGGTTTGCTTCAGTTCAAACTACGAACTCTACGCCGACATGAGTAACCGGGTTATGACAACGCTGGAGGAAATGAGCCCTCGCGTCGAAATTTACAGCATTGACGAGGCCTTTTGTGACCTGACCGGAGTAAGGAACTGCCGGGACCTGACTGAATTTGGGAAAGAAATCCGTGCGACGATATTACAGCGGACACATCTCACAGTCGGAGTCGGCATAGCCCAGACCAAGACGCTGGCGAAGCTGGCCAATCATGCTGCGAAAAAATGGCAACGGCAGACTGGCGGGGTGGTTGACCTCTCAAACGTCGACCGGCAGCGCAGGTTAATGGCACTGGTGCCGGTAGAGGATGTCTGGGGCGTTGGCCGGCGCATCAGCAAGAAGCTGAACGCTATGGGCATCAAAACGGCACTGGACCTCTCAGAACAAAGCACGTGGATTATCCGCAAGCACTTCAATGTCGTGCTGGAGCGAACCGTCCGGGAACTGCGCGGCGAGCCATGCCTGGATCTGGAGGAGTTCGCGCCGGTGAAGCAGGAAATTGTATGCAGCCGATCTTTTGGCGAACGCATTACTGACTATGAGCAAATGCGGCAGGCTATTTGCAGCTACGCGGCCCGTGGTGCTGAAAAGCTTCGCGGCGAGCACCAGTATTGCCGTTTTATATCCGCCTTCATTAAGACCTCTCCGTTTGCCCTTAATGAGCCGTATTACGGAAACAGCGCATCGGTAAGGCTGCTCACGCCAACGCAGGACAGCAGAGACATCATCAACGCCGCGGTAAAGTGTCTGGACAAAATCTGGAAGGACGGTCACCGGTACCAGAAAGCGGGTGTCATGCTGGGCGACTTCTTCAGCCAGGGCGTGGCCCAGCTAAACCTTTTCGACGACAGTGCACCCCGAGCTGGTAGCGAGAAGTTAATGGAAGTGCTGGATCACCTGAATGCAAAGGACGGAAAGGGCACGCTCTATTTTGCCGGGCAGGGTATACAGCAGCAGTGGCAGATGAAGCGTGAAATGCTGTCGCCTCGATACACTACGAGATTTTCAGATTTGCTTGTTGTCCGATAAAAGAGGTGCGCACCTGATAAATCTTACAATCGGATCGGTGGTGATTATGCTGATGAAGGCATTGGGCGTAAAGCTGCAAGTTGCGAAACTGGAAGGAGCTACGCAAAGTTGTGGGATTGGGAAATTACATAGCGATGCAAGGGGCATGGCTATGCATTCTCTGTGTCATAGATGTGTCATGCATGGATGTATCACAAGAAAACGAGAAAGCAGGTAACGACACGTAATGACACAAATGCGTAGCGAGCGCGGAAAAATCAATGATATTACAGTGCGTTAAATAGTACTCTACGTTCTTCTAAGCCGTAGGTCGTAGGTTCGAATCCTACAGGGCGTGCCATTTAAAATCAGTAACTTATGCCAGTTTCAAGCCAGCCTGATTTTCTTCATGAAACAACCATCGCGAAAGTAGCGTTAACGCACATTTTTCACAGCACAATTGACTGTTATAACAGTATTTTTCTTACGCTGTGGCAATTTTATTATTCCTCTACCATGCTCATATCACCTCACTCTCACTCGTGGGGCTTTTTGTAGTTGCTGATTAATCTCAAGGAAAAAGGTTATGAAAAAAACGACTGCTATTTTGATGGGCGCTGCATTTCTGTTTACCACCAATACCTTTGCGGCTGAACTGCTGACGAAAAACGAGTTTGAGAAAGTTGAATCACAGTACGAAAAAATCGGTACCGTGAGCACGGCTAACGAAGTCTCTGTCGACGATGCGAAAAAAGAACTGGTCGAAAAGGCCGATAAAGAAGGTGCTGATGTACTGGTGCTGACTTCCGGTAATACAAACAACAAAATTCACGGCACCGCCGATATTTACAAGAAAAAATAA